ACCAAAGTCTTAAGGCAGAACATAATCTCCGACCCATTGGCAATGGGCGGATAGTGCAACAAGATGTGGAGGTGGTTGAGCAGCGACTACTTGACCAAATTATAGATGAGGACGGTGCATAATGATTAGACAATTTTCAGACTTAACCGAACTCCAAGTCTCTTCTTGCAGGTATGCAGGCGTGAAGAGGGCAGATGGTACTCTCTTCTACCCGGACTATGCGGAGGGTCTGACGGGTATACCGACTGAGTTCGCCTTTGGGACTTCTCGTGATAACATGCCAGAGGTTATGGCAAAAGCGGGGTTCAAGCATATCCGCACCATGATTAACTGGTGGCCCTCTCACGCGTACGAGAAGGCTCCGATGAATATGTTCTGGTGGAAGAATCCTAACCCCACGCGTCCTCAAGAAATCACGGATGTCAAGCCTCATTCGTGGATGTGGAAGTATAGCGATGACTACCCCAACTTCGGCGTGGACGATACCCAAGGGACCGGGTGTGGCGTTAAGATTGGCCATCTACCCCTCAGAGCATATCAGTGGTATCACTACTTTACCTTGATGCGTCTCCCGCTAACCAAGAACTTAACTGAGGTCCAGAAGACTTGGCTCAAGTATCGTTCCTTCAAGTTCTTGGATGAGGGTTCCATCTCTAGCTATTGGGTCAATGGCTTCGAGCCAGAGAAATACACGGTTGACAAAGAGATTAGGTTCTGGAAGAAGCATGACCCCAACCGTCAATACTACCATGCTATCCAGCTCAAATCAAACGGGGAACTCTACTATAAAGTCCATGGCTACCAACCTCAACATTAAACAACTCAAAGTCCGCCGAGCTGATGTGCTGTACTATCTCAAGCAGTGCAAATCTAGTGGGGCTAAGCTCTACTGGTACGGGCGGCTGGACGAAATTGAAAGGATGATTAAACTTGCACTTTCACATCATAGGCAATAAGCGCGTAGGCAAGTGTGTCGGTACACGTTACGTTAAGTTTGGGCGTGATGTGATGCGGAAGAACAACACTATCGGCATCTCTAGGGATATACTTCATGAGTTGAAAGTAGAGGGTTGCCAAGTAATTCAGTCCCATGAGTTAGAGATTTCCATGCTCGACTTTCTTCTTAACGGTGAAGTTGGCGTGCATGAAGGCTACGAACCCCAACTCTTTGTGGATATTAAGCATTGGAGACCTATAAATGCGACTAGATAACAGTGCGGCCAATTGTTTCCGTGAATGTCCGTGGAAGTATTACGAGACGTTCGTGCGCGGTATTGAACTCAAACCTGTGGGAGAAACATATAGCCCACTTCAGCTAGGGAGTCGTGTCCATGAACTCTTGGAAGAACATTACTCTGGTGTGGTCAAGTACCCCGCCGACGCAAACGAGAAGCTCGAAGAAGAAGCCCAGTGGATACTTGTGGCGTATCGCCGTCACTATCCCCAAGAAGAGTTTCGGGTACTCGATGTCGAGCACACGTTTGAAGTAGCTCTCCCCGACTATTGCCCTGAATGTTATAGCTTGGAATTTGTAGAGAAGTCCGAACACGATGATGTGTGGCCCAATGAAATGTATTGCAAGGCTTGCGATTGTTACTTCCAAGCTGGACGCCACACCTATACAGGCAAGATTGACTTGCTTGTTGAGCAGGACAACGAGTTGTATATCATTGACCACAAGACTGAGAAGCGTTCCAGCAAGAGTAATCTCCCACAGAAGTGGGCAGCAAAGGACCAAGCAACCCAGTACTGGTGGGCTGCGGAGAAGATATATGCCAAACCCATTAACCGTTTTATTGTTAACGTTCTACGTCGTCCTTCACCTGCTGGCAGGGAGGGGCCGGAGTTCCCTGAGCGGCAGAGGGTCGAGAGAACTGACATCCAGATTGAAACCGCCCTACGAGATTTGGTCGTTAAGGGAGACGAAATAGAGAAGTATCTCAAGATTTTCAAGGATACACCGTGGCCTGCCAACCGGGACAACTGCTATACATGGGGCCAATGCGAGTATTACATGCCTCATCTTTACGGTTGGAGTGATGAGATTCTGCGAGTCAAGTACCAGAAGAAGGAAGAGTATCTAAATCTAGCGGGAGTGAGGATTATCCAATGAACCAAAAACAAGTTGCATTAACGGAGATTGCGACTCTCCAACGGGATGTTGCAGTCAATGAGTTTCGAGCAGGCAGTAAAGAATTCACTCCAGAGGGACGGCGGCTGTTCCGTTCTCGTGCGCGTGTCGCAGCAAGGTTGCTTAAAGAATGGGAAAGGTTTCTAAAAACTTTGTAGGGCCTCATGCTATCTGGAACTATGGGCCTTGCTTTTACTGCGGTCAAAATTGCTTCAGGACCGCAAGTGAGAAACCTTGGACCTATACACGCGACCATGTTCTTCCACTCAAACACCGTTTCGGTCATACTGGACCGCCTCTTACCGTCACTTGCTGTTATAGTTGTAATCAAAAGAAGCGTAATGCGCGCCCTGAACCTTTCGTATACCGAAATTTTTCAGAGGATGAAGCGTGCCGTATCCTGAACAATCTAAAGAAGTTAGGCTTCGAGCCAAGCTTAGAGGAGATTCTAAATGCAAGTACACGCATACGGGAAGGTCTGGGCGGTTGGACATCTGCAAGCGGGTGACCTGTTTGAGGGTCCTGTGGTGGTCCAAGAGAAAGTTGATGGCTCTCAGTTTTCATTCGGCAACGTTAAGGGCAAGCTTTGTGCTCGCAGTAAAGGTGCTCCGGTTGGTGAGGGCGGCAACGTTGAGGGGATGTTTTCCAAAGCGTATCGAACTGCCCAAATGATTTTCGCAACGGGAACTATCCCGGAAGGAATGGTGATTCGTGGAGAATGTATCGAGAAGCCGAAGCACAACTCGCTCACGTATAACCGTGTACCAGTTGGCAATATCGCTATCTGGGACATCACCGAAGAAGACGGCTCCGAGAAATACCTTCCACCCGAGCGGGTCCAAGAGCTGGCTAAGATGTGGGCGCTTGAGGTCGTTCCTACTTTCTATCAGGGGCCACTTGATAGACATTCTCTTAAGCAGTCGTTGGAAGATTGGCTCAAGCGGGAAAGCTTCTTAGGTGGAGCTACGGTTGAGGGAGTTGTCTTAAAGAACTACCGCAAGGTAGATGGCATGGGCAAGATGCTTTGTGCCAAGGTTGTCAACGAATCGTTCAAGGAACTCAATAGTGAAAACTGGAAAGCACAACAACCCGGCTCCGCTATCGAGCGCATCATCACCAGCTTTAATTCAGAAAATATCTGGAAGAAAGCGATTCAACACGCGAAAGAAGATGGTCACCTTCTCAACGAAGCTAAGGATATTGGTTATCTTATTGGCGCTATTAAACGGGACTTCCATGAGGAGAATGGTGAAGCCATTAAGAAGAAAATCTTTCGTGAGTTTTATTCGGATATTGAGCGGGGGATTATGAAGGGTTTCCCGGAGTGGTACAAGACTCAGTTATTGGAGGCTGCCTTAAATGTTGAAGATGAAGCAAGTCCTAATAGCCCCGTGGAGTAGTGCGAACGGGATTCAATCCTATTCCACAATCGCGCTTGGTGAGGATGGCTACGTCTATCGGTATGACGTGGCCTGCAACGGTTGGATTCGATACAAGATGAAGCCCGCTGAGTGTGGGCTGGACGGACACAAACGATGAAGGTAGTTGCTATCTCTGATACCCACGGCAAGCACCGTCTCTTTGATATCCCGGACGGTGATATGTTTATCCACGCGGGAGACTTCACGAATGTGGGTGAGCTTGACCAAGTGGAAGACTTCAACAAGTGGCTCGGTGAACTCCCACACACGTACAAGATAGTCATTGCGGGGAACCATGACCTCTCACTCGAACGCTCGCCCGAAATCACGGAGCCGATGCTCACGAACTGCATCTACCTCAAAGACGAAGGCATCACGCTTGACAACAAAACCATCTGGGGTAGCCCGTGGACGCCGTTCTTCCACAGCGACTTCTGGGTCTTTCATAAGAAGGGGTATCTTGAGCAAGCCAAACATTGGTCCCGAGTGCCAGAGAACTTGGATATCCTTGTCACCCATGGCCCTCCGAATCGTGTACTTGATTTGACAATGGAAGGGGAGAATGCTGGTGATATGGCGCTTGCCCACAGGCTATTTGAGCTTGACTTCCCGCCCAAGTTTCATTTGTTTGGGCACATCCACGAAGGCTATGGCAAGTCCATGCGTGTGTATAAGCAAAACGATTGGGCTGGCTCTACTGTTCGCCACGCCAATGTGAGTGCGCTTGACCGGATGTACAAGCCGAGAGAAAATCCTGCAATTGAGTTTGAGGTTTAATATGAGACGACTTAAGTTTCGAGCACACTTCAATCGCATCAACATGCAACGGGGCAACCCTAATGTCTGGACCGTCCACAACTCGCGTGGATGTTTCCAAGGCACGGGCATCATTAGCCAAGTCCCGATGGCCACAGTTTTCAAAGCTGATGGCCGTCAACCGCGAGCCTACTTTGAGGGGTACGCCTTTGTCACCGTTAACCGCTTCGGCACAATTACCCTCACCTAAGCATTGGTGGGAGTGTCCAGACTTACGAGAAGCCTATGACATACGGACGGCTGCTCTGAGACACGAGATGCGTGAACGTTTCAAAGCAAGACACGCGCGCGTGTACGACTCCGCAGAACCCGCATATATAGAGGATGAAAATGCTCCTGCATGTGCGCGCGGAACTATACTAGATATTCAATCCCAGTAAACGAAAGGAAACTATGGCCCGCTGCAAACATGGAGTATTCTTGCCGGAGTCAACTAAATATGGGGCAGAGGATGTCTGCTCTATATGTAAGGGACTTCCAGATTACTCTCGTGTGACGACAGTTTTAATCTCTACACCGTCTACGAGAGAAGCCTTAGATATTGTTGATACTTTGCACGATTCTGATTACTCAGAAGGAGAATTAGACGCAGCGAAGGGGCAGCTTATGTGCTTCTTAGCTTCGGTAACAGATGAATCAGAGGAGTATTATTCCGAGTTTTCGCTAGCGCAACTCAAGCGTCTAACTGAAAAGACTGACGCAGTACGTGAGTTCTTGTATTCCAAAGATTCAGAAGAGGACCCGAGATGGGTGGAATCTGAGGGGCTTGATGAACTTGAATGAGGCTTACGCGCTTTACGTCACAAACCCCGAAGAGAATAAAGAGCTTTTCGGAAATGAACTGTTGAAGTTTTGCCGAAAGTTTACTCGCAATTTATCCAAAGACCCCGCTGGGGTTACCAGCGAAAGTTCGTGGTGCTCCACGCAAGATGCGTCTAGCGATGCGGTTATTACAATCTTGAAAAAGATGGATACGTTTGATGTTGCTAGAGGTGTATCTTTCACTACTTGGGCGGGTAAAATAGTTATAGATGCAGTCAAAGACTCTAATCGTAGGTATGGCAAACGACAGGAGATAGGCCTATACGACGTTACGTTATCTCACGAACCGCATAGAGCTATAGAGGATAAACTTACGCTCAAGAAAATGATTTCGACTCTTAATGAAGCAGATAAGTACTTTGTTAAGTTAAAGATGGATGGGTATGACCAAGGTCAAATAGGTAGAGCTTTTGAACGAGACGCGCTTTGGGCTAAAGAAAAGTGGAAGTATCTAAAGAAAAAATTCACCCAAATGGCAAGTTAAAACGGATAATATGCGTAACCTGCATTTGGATTCCGGTTACCGCACGGGGCGAAGTTATGAGAGACTATATGCGCATAGAATCTGTGTGTTGGCATGTATATGATGGTAAAGGATTTAATAGATACTTTAAGTCCGAGAAAGCCGCGTCTGAATGGATAACACAGCAACAAAATGGGGAAGAAGGCGTATCCAATTTTGTATGTGTTAAATGCACACCTTGTCCAAAAAAATTCCCCCAATTGCCTGTTTCAAACGGATAATATGTGTACTCGAAAGATAAGCTCATGGCTGCTTTCGGGTCGCCCAATGAGGGGGTTCTTACTCCCTAGATAGTGGACGGCAGTTACCACGGTAAACCCCCTGCCACTTCTCTCGTAGTCCGTAGGCGAAATGTTAAAGCCGCTCCTAATCAATGGGGTGCGCCCTCTTTGCAGGGGGTGCTGTGCGGGTTCGAATCCCGCCGGATTTAAGTAACAAGTTTACTCTAGGCGGTTCAATGGGAACATAGCGACCCAATAACCCCGCCCCACCAACGTCAGGTTGCACAAATCCTAGGTCTCGGTTCCTGATAGAGTAGGGTCGCTTATATTTTAGCTGTAAGGGTTGCACTGGTGTAACTAGCACGTCCTACGCAGTGGGCAAGGTCACGGCAATCCGTGGTGCAACCTTTCAAACTCCTGATAAGAAACGGGTTACATGAGCAAGTTTAATCCTGACCGCATGTCCAAGAACAAGACTTACATGCAAGAGTATGCTAAGACACAGCGCGCGTTCTTTGATGAGTTGACCGTCTACTACTGGATTGATGACCAAGGTAACAGGCACGAACAACGTAAGCTATCCGACAAGCAGATGCCCGGTGGTAAGAGATTAACCTATGCCAATTAGAGAGTTTGTCTGTAAGAAAGATGGGGTCTTTGAAAGCTATGTGTCTGGTACAGTCGTGGAGTCTAGGCCCTGCCCCAAGTGCGGAGCTAAAAGCAAGCTGGTCGAGTTCTCCGTCCCTGCCAAGCGCGACTCTCGCCATGGTATTGTCAACTAGCGATTGGCGTAATCTTGCAGATAACCCCGGTTACACATACAAGCGAGTGCCCTGTGGAGGGGATATAAATGGCTCTAGTAGTCAAGAACACCAAGCAGTTAATCAATCCCGAGACGCTCAAGTTAAAGATTCTATTAGTCAGTCAGCCCGGATTTGGAAAGACAACGTTTGTTGCAAATAGCCCTAACCCGATTATTGGCGTGTGTGAAACAGGTCACGGCCAAGGTTTGCTCTCTATCGCCAGTAAAGGTGTTGACTACACGGAACTGGACAGCTACGACGATTTCGACGCCTTTTGTTCGGGTGCGATTGGAAAAGAGAACGAGACCTTTGGGCTCGACTCTTTGTCTGATATGGCTTCTACCTTCATTAAAGATAAGGCCCTATCTCTGCCTAGAGCTAAAGGCGAATCCCAGAAGCGTGCATTGGGAGTTCCTGAACTAGATGATTACGGTGTGATGGCTGAGTTGACGCGGAAGCTTCTCCGCAAACTTCTAGGCCAAGGCAAGCATGTGGTTGCCACAAGTGGTATGCGTATTGACAAGCCTGACCCTGAGAACGGCCAAGGTGAGATGCTGATTGGCCCTGCACTTCCCGGTCAAATGTTTCTCGGCTCTACTGCAATGTTTGACCTAGTGTTGATTGGACGGACGCGTTCTATTCTCCGGGACCCGCGCGATGCTAAGTCTAGATACACTGAACGGTATTGGCTCACTGAACCTAGTAATGGCTTTCTCGCCAAGAACCGTCTCTCGATTGGTGAAGAGAGTAAAAGCTTTCTTCCGACTGAATTGATTTACAATCCTAAAGCTAACACAGGAACATTTGATGATATTTTCCAACGCGCTATGAAAGCATACGCTGAGGAAGCTGCAAAGCAAGTAGCAAAGACAACTAAAATTCTGAATTAGCTGATTATTTGAAGGGTTACGACGGGATGAAATACTCACCTAGAACCTATCCTAGTCAGCACAAGTTTCGGGATATACTGACACGTTGATATATAATCTAGGCAACGCACGACCCGGCGACCTAGTGGGTGGCGACGTTCCTTGGTATATCCCGATTTATTTTTCTGGGAGGGAAAATGTCTAAAGGTTTAATTGTATATAGTGTATCTCAGGCGCAAGAGTTTACTCTCCCTGAAGGATACGAGATTAAAGAGTTTGAAACTACCACGACAGGTTATCGTCTGGGTGGTGTCAAGAAAGAAGCATCACCGTTGTCAGTCACGGGCTTCAAGACTGTCTCTGAGATGACTATTTTCTATGACGAGTTCGGTAATCAGATTTTCGTAGTCACCAACAATCTGGTCTAATCCTCACTTGAGTATTCAAGTGTTTCGGAGCGAGTATGAGAAAAGTAACTGAGAACAAGTCGTTGAAGTTTAACGACATCTCTGCGGAGTTGTATCGAGTCTATCATTTCCCTAATGGCGAAGCTGTTAGGATTGATATGCCTCAATCGTTGAACGTGAGTAAGAGTGGTGGGCATCGTGTCATGGATGATGCAGGCATTTCCCACTACATTCCCGGCGGCTGGATTCATTTGGTTTGGGAGAACAAGGCCGACCTCCCTGCATTCCAGTTTTAGTACCATCTACAAATACGGTCAATTAAAAATCAAACACGGAGGAAGTTAAACCATGGGTTTCGTTGACGTTAAGTTGAGTGATGTAGAGTTGGATAAGCCGTCACCAGTTGGGATTGGCGACTATACTTTCCAGCTTGCTCCCGGCGCTGCATATCGTGTGAACCAATACACGGGCGTTGAAGAGTTGAATGTCAGTGCGAGTATTGCAAGTGAAAGTGAGTTTCAAGGTCGTCGTGTGTTCTGGTCGTATCCTGACCCGACGGCGATTGGTAAGAAGTCTGGCAAGCCGATGTCTTGGTCTGCTCAGGCGTTGAAGAAGTTTGAGCTTGCTTTGGGAGAGGATTCGCTTCCGGGCGAAGACCCTGCGACCTATCTGAATCGTGTGGCTACCAATGGTAACACGCGCTTCGGAGCCAGTATGGTAGCTGAGACGCGTAAGAATGAAGAGACGGGTAAGTATGAACCGTACACGCGTGAAGGCGAAGATGCGCCGCGTGCGGTGTTCAGTGTGTTTACCGTTCACGCTTCGGCGTAATTAAGGCAAACAATGTTAGGGAAGGTTAGCTGCTGAAACGTCTAGAGACCTTCCCTAGCTTCACTACTATGATTGAACTCTTCGAGCATCCCCACAAAGAAGGCGAGCAGTTGATTATCCTATCAACTGAACTCAAACTCTTAATCCACATAGCAGAGGAACAAAAGAAAATTATGGCAGATATCACAGCGTTGGCCCAAGCGGTTAGCGATTTGAGTACGGCAAGTGCGGCTGACGACGCTTCGATTATTGCGTCTTTGGCGGCGATTCAGACGTTGATTTCTACGCTGCAAGCTGGCGTGGGACCGACTCAGGCACAGATTGACGCTTTGACTTCGGCGGTTACGGGAGTCACGGCGAGCATTAATGCGGATGCGTCTAAGGTTGCGGCGGTTGTTCCGGCTGCGCCTGTGGCGACTCCTGCAAGCTAAGATTAGACCACTACGACAGGTAAACTGAGAGCATCATACAACTAGGGCCAGCCTAAAAACTGGCCCTTTTTGTTTTATAGGAGGGGTAATGGACGGCTACGTGATATTAGGTGTTGTGATAATGCTAATCTCAATCGCTGGACTAATACTCCTACTGGATGGTCTATTCGATGAAAACTAACTATCCTCCATGGCCGTTGCTCAAGTTAGTTTGGACTCTAGCTCTAGCTAGTCTGATAGCCCAAGGCTGGTGGACTATAGCGCATCACAATCGGATTGCGCCTTGTGAGAGTGGGGTCACGCGACCCTCTGTTAAAGAACTTCAGAAGTGGTATGGCGAGCACAACTCAGAGATGTTCAACAACACTCTGCCCAAAGATTTGATTATTGATAGCTACTACAACCGTAACAAGAACTGGATGGCCGCTACTATTCACATGACCGACGGCTCGTTCCACATCCAATTCAACCCAGTGTTTTGCCTAGCCGAGCGAACTTATGACCAAGCGATGGTCCACGAGATGTGCCACGTAGCTGTGATGCAGAAGAATAAAAACGATGATACCCACGGGGATAGCTGGCAAGCTTGTATGAAGGGGCTGGCGGTCAACGGGAGCATGGAGAGGGTCTGGTAATGCAAAAGAAAAAGCAAGACTTACCGTATGGATTGATGTGTCGGCGTCACCCGAATTACAAAGCAATGCGTGAGCCTCATGTTCGCGGAGGGTGTTCTGTGTGCGAACTCATGTGGCAGATGATGCGGAAAGACAGGAAAAAAGATGGGCCTGATAATGGTAGCACCGGGGGGTCAGTGCGGGGGACCGTTGATGCAATCGCGGAAGGTGGGAGTCTACATACCGTTGAGGGACCTAGCGGAGAAGGTACGGTTGGACCCGTTTAACTTGGAGATGATTGAAGAGATTGCGGAGGCCCTGAAGCAAGAGTTCATAAAGGGCATGGGAGATTTCATTGAAGGTCAAAGAGTGTCGGTCGTGCGACGGTTGTCCGATGCAGAAGTTGTTTCCAGAGTCGAATTTAGTCCCACCCAAAATGGGTCCTTCCAGACGGCTAGCAGTAGCGGAGGCTCCGGGGGCTGAGGAGAGTATTGAACTAGAACCGCTTGTCGGCCCGAGTGGTCGCATCATGAATATGCTTTGGTCGAAGGCGGGTATCAAGCGTGACTCTCTCACCATTCTCAACACAATCAATTGCAGACCACCCGACAACGTGTATCCACTCGACAAGGAAGCACGTAAGTATATATCACAACAGGATGCAGAGGATGCAGTTAGCCATTGCTATCGAGCACACGTTAAGCCAGTGCTTGACAGCCGCCCATGGGAACGTATTGACGCTATTGGAGAAAAGAGTTTACGAATACTTACTGGTAAGACCGATGGAATAATGAAGTGGCGCGGGTCCCCGCTCCCACTCAAAGGTGAAGAGAAGCCGAAGGTGATTGGGATTTTGCATCCCAGTTACTTGATGCGCCAACAAGATTATATTCCCTTCACTATCTCGGACTTGCAAAAGGGCGTAACTCCCCCACCTGAACACTATGACCTACAACCTAGCCTTGAATCTTTGGAAGCCTTTGTTGACGCGAATGTACTTTGCTTTGACATTGAAACAAATGGGTTTACCAATGCTATCACAATGGTTGGTATTCAGACCAAGCCCTTCCACGTTTCTGTTGTGCCTTTTGGTGGGGCTTATCTGCCTATTCTTAAGCGCATATTTCGAACCGCCAAAAATGTTGTAGGCCAGAACTGTATCCAGTTTGACATCCCTAGACTGATTGAGAACGGGGTGTTGTTCAACCCGGATGTTCAAATCTGGGACATCATGTTGATGTTCCACTTGATGCACCCGGATAGTCCCAAGAAAGACTTGGAGACTATCTCTAGTCTCTATACTCAGAAGCCCGCGTGGAAACATCTCAATCACCAAGACATGTCTTTGTACTGCGCGCGTGACGTGGATGTTACCTTCCAAGCGTTCGTTCAGCTCAAGCAGTTGTTGAGGCGCTTTAACCTAGAAGACTTGTATATGTACACTCAAGTCCCTCTAGCTATGATTTGCCATCAGATGACTCAAGTGGGTATTCGTACCGATGGTCGTCGCTTGAAGTACGCAGCCGATAAGCTTGAAGAAGAACTAGCGGGCTTGATTAAGGAATTGCCAAAAGACCTGCAACCCCATAAGATTCTGGTTGGTAAGCGGTTCGACGCTCCAGAGGGAACTCTGGGCAAGTCCGGCAAGCCCGTCAAGTTTATCACCAAGCAGGTTGAGGAAGATGTTATTCCTATCAACTCGCCCAAGATAATCGAGAAGTATCTTTATGAAACACTTCAACTTCCTAAGCAAGTTCATCCCAAAACCAAAAAGGTTACGACGGACAAGAACGCGCTCGATAGGCTTTTCCGTAAGACTAAGAACCCCGTTCTTAAGACTCTTACGCGCCTGCGCCAAATCGAAGAGTTGAAGTCTACGTTTCTAAATCAGGAGGTAGTTGGTCTGGGCAAAGTCCATTCCAACTTTCTAGTTCATGGAACAAACAGTGGAAGACTCAGTTCATCCGGTCCTAATCTCCAAAACCTTAATTCGGCTGCAAAGTACATCTACGTCCCTTCTCATGAGGGTTGGTGTTTTGTTGAAGCTGACTTTTCATCTCTGGAGAATAGGCTTACTGCGTGGTACGCCAATGATTGGGAGCGTCTTAGAAAGCTCGCAATACCGGGCTACAACGAGCACAAGGAAGCCACATCTAGAATTTTCGGAATCCCTGTTGCTGACATCACCAAAGAAATGCCTGAGTACCGCTTGGGGAAAGCGGCCAATCATGCCGCAAACTATGGCCTAGGTCCACGCAAGTTTGCCATGACCTATGACATCACCGAGAAGGAAGCGCGCGATATTCTCCTCAAGTGGAGACAGGCTAATCCTCTCACAGTAAAGTGGCAGGAGAACACTAGCAAGGAAGCAGCCAGAGACGGTGTATTGACAACCAACTTTGGGCGCAAGCGGTGGTTCTGGTCTACTAGAACCTACACTGAGTCCTTGAGTTTCTTGCCGCAGTCTAGTGGAGCTGACATCAGCTTCCGTTGTATGATTGCTTTGTACTATGAGCGTATCGGTTGGACGGTTGAGAAGGCTTCTAAGGTAGCTGAGGTTTTGGCTCCCTTGCCCCTACCCGCGAGAATGGTTGCTCAGGTCCACGACTCTTTGTTAATTGAATGCCCCCTAGCTTTGAGGGAAGAAGTCATCGAAGCCATGAAGAAAGTTATGACTCAACCTTGGAAGGCGCTTGGCGGTTTTTCTATTCCCGTGGAGTTTAAAGTGGGGGGACCGAATGATAGCTGGGCAGACATTAAGCCGTTGGAGGCAAAGTAAATGGTCGGAAACGTCGCAGCAATTAAAGTTACGGGTGAACGCGTGTTCGTTCTTAGCGCTGGAGATAGTGGGCTTGGTCCTGTCTATACAGTTCGACGCCCTGTCGTTGGTCCAAACGGCATCCAGCATATCGTGGAGAACTTTACGCCGGATGAACTCGAAGCGCCAGATGAAAGTATCCGTCGGGAACTGAATGATATCCTGACTAAGCGTAAACTCGAACAAGAACTGTATAACCAATTCCAAAAAGAACAAGCAGCTACACAAGCCTCTGAATTTGAAGCGGCCACCGAAAAGACGGATGATAACGTAATTAAGTTCACCAACTAAGGCGGTGCTAAGTGGCCGAAGTCCTAAGTGACTTTATCGTACGGCCCTTACCCAAGATTCCGCATCAAATAGGTCGTGGAATCATGCCTGTGAAGTCGCTAGTTTGTATCGGTGGAGAACCTAAGGCTAACAAGTCTTATGTGGTACTCAATATGTGTCTCGACCTTGCAAGAGGGAGGGACATCTTTGGGGGCAAATACCACGATGGTTCTCCCGCGATGCCTGTTGCAAAACCCTATCGAGTGTTGTACATCGAGCAGGAAATTGGCGAAGAAGGCTTGAAGGAACGCTTGTTACCCATGCTCAGCGGCGAAGTGCCGTATGGACTTGACTTCTATATCAAGTCCCGAGATATGACGATGCGGTTAGATACACCCGAAGGTAGGTTGGCCATAGAGCAGCAGATTGTAATGTGTAAGCCGGATATCGTAGTGTTTGACCCTCTCGCAGAGTTTCAGTTGATTAACGAGAACTCGGCGCAAGAGATGGGCATGACAGTTCGTGTGTTGAAACGGTGGATTGAAAGCTATGGAATCTCTATTATACTCGTACACCACGTCGGAAAACCGGGGTTTGAGGACCCGAGGACGGGTGGAAACAAGCTTAGAGGAAGTAGCGCTTTGTTTGGTGCCGTTGATACATTCATCGGCGTATCGCGTAAGTCTGAGTCCTCACACCCGGCTCCGACTCTTGAGCTCGAATTTGAACTCAGACGCGGTAAGCCCTTGCAGAACTTCACAATCAGACGCGAAGAGTCTGGACTCGTAACTTTTCTGGGAGATAAGTGGACGGCGGGATTAGTGCAGGCAACGCATAACGATGGGGCGGAAACTGCACCCCGAGCAGCGCGACAAAGGAAGCCAAAGGAACCTGAACCCTTTGCAAAGGAACTATGAGCGACGACGTAAAGTTGTATGTATCTCTCGCAGACATTCATTACCCGAAAGTACACAAGCCGACCCTAGAAGCGGTGAAAGATTTCGTTGGAAAGAACGAAGTTGACGGCCTCATCTACCAAGGTGACCAGCTCGATATGGAGAACATTTCCCATCACACAAAGGGCAAGCCGTTCTTCCGCAACAAGCGCGGCTACATCTCTGATATCAATGGCTTTAGGAAAGTTGTCCTAGACCCCATTGAAGCTTTGCTCTCTAAGAAGTGCAAGAAGTATTGGATTATCGGCAACCATGAACGCTTTGAACAGGACCTAATCGAGTGCCAACCGGAACTTGAGGGACTGGTCAATCACGTCAAGTTGCTAGAATTGGTGGAACGTGGTTACCAGATTATACCTCTTGGACACTCTCTCCAAATTGGAAAGCTTAATGTCGTCCATGGAGAAATCCTCTCGGGCATTGGGAACCAGATGGGCACTTTCCCCGCGAAGAAAGCCGTCCTACTTTACGCAGGCAATGTTCTTGCTGCTCATAGTCACGCTCCTCAAATGTATACGCAGATATCTCCAGTGGAGCATACCCAAAAGTGGCAAGGATATATCGCTCCGATTCTCGGCGCAACAAACCCCGGCTACCTCAAGAATCGCCCGACTGCATGGCTCAATGGGTTCTCAATTATCGAATCCCACCCAGACGGGTCCTTCAATCTCTACTTGGTTAACATCATTAACGGAAAGTTCAGCTATGGCGGCAAATCATACGGAGGCAAAAAGTAATGGGTAAGCGCTACAATGTAGGAGTGGACATTGATGGTGTGCTCGCTAACTTCACGGGAGCGGCACGCCAATTGTGCATCGAGTTGTTTGGCAAGCCTGACCCGTCGGCTGTCCAGACAGGCTGGGGCTTCGACTCTCTTGGTATCACCAAGGAAGAAGAAGAGTTGATGTGGCGTACTATTGACGCCCAGCACAACTGGTGGATGTCTCATGGAGTCATGCCGAATACGCAGTACGTCCGCGCGTTGACCCAAGAGCACCGGGTTGTGTTCATTACCAATCGCAAAGACGGTGACGAGAAGAGTGCGAGCTGGCCTATTGAAGAACAGTCCCAAGAATGGCTCCGTCGCAACTTCAATATCTTTGCGCCGAACGTTATCATCTCAGACAAGAAGGGTCCTATTGCAGAAGGCCTCAAGCTACACTACTTCATTGATGATAGGCCCAAGAACGTAGAGGATGTTATAGAGTCCTATCCGTTGTGCAAGACCTACTTGTTAGACGCACCCTATAACAAAGAGTGCCCAGTTACTCGGACCTTTGGGTTTGATAGCTTTGCCAAAATGATTCTGGGAGCGTACTAATGGCTGAGGGTATTAAGAACGACACAGGCAAGCTGCGGTTTGATTTAATACCAGTCAGGCCGCTTGAACGTGTAGCAGAAGTTTATACAATCGGTGCCAAGAAGTACACTGACCGCAACTGGGAAAAGGGTCTGGCTTGGGGCCGTATCTTCGCCGCCATGATGCGTCACTCATTTAAGTGGTGGAGAGGGGAACAGTTTGACGAAGTAGATGGTCAACATCACCTTGCGTCCGTTGCTTGGTGCGCTTTAACTTTAATGGAATATGAACGAACCCATCCTGAACTAGATGATAGGAGCCTAGAATGTCCAGCATCCAATACTGGCACTGTGCCATCTGTAACAAGCTAACTCTATCCAATCGTTCGGACTTGCAGGAATGCCCCCACTGCAACCGCACCGGAACTATGCACCACGGTGACGCAACTTGCAAGAGCATGAGCCTACAAGGAGGCGACGTTGAAACTAACCAATCTATTCCTAACCCTAGCTCTGTGCCTGATTGTACAGGGTACTCCGGCGAAGTCGATTTCCAATTCGACATTGACGACGCAAACGCATTCACAAGAACACTGGGATAAAAACAAAAACCCAGAGGGCTCTGAGGCTCTCTGGGTGTCTAGCTGGTATGGTTTTGAGTGCGGCACTAAGACCGCGACTGGTGAGAAGTGGAACCCTATGGGACTCACCATCGCCCATAAGACTTTGCCGTTAAATACTTTAGTTGAGTTGATTAATCCCGATAACGGGCGTAGTGTAATTGCCCGAGTCAATGACCGTGGGCCATACGTTAGAGGCCGGGATATTGATAGTAGTTTGGGGGTTGCTATCAAGCTTGGGTTCAACAAGAAGGGCCTCGCCCATCTGTTGGTAAAGATTCTGAAGTACCCACAATCGAAGTTTAGGTATGGAGCCGTACAGGTCACTGAGACGATGGTCCAGTCCTACGCGCCTGCTAGCGGAACGAAACTCAGTCCGCCATTGAGTAGGAACTTTATACCCTTTCGGCAACAGCCCCGTCAACAGAGTCAAGACGTACCACTTGACTTCATTATTCTTAATCGCATTGAAGACAGCCTTTAGCTCTTGAACAGAGTTAAAGGCTTTTTTCTTTGGTACACGGTGAGTGCGAGCAAGCTTGCGCTGGGTAGGTTCAATCACATCCAGCACCTTCATGCCCCGGTCTTCCCTGCACCAGTTCCAGAACTTCCGAACACGGCTCAGCTCAATGGCGAGCGTGGTAGCTTTCTTGCCCTGACGCTTGCGCTCTACAGCCCAGTCGTCAATGTGCTCGGGTTTAAACTGCGATAGATATTTCTTTTTAGGGAAGTGGTTGAAGAAGGCTTCGATAGTTCCCATCTCGTGACGGAACCTATTCTTGCCATACAAGTCTAGAAACCACTTCTGGTAGAGGCCTAGGTAGTAACGAGTGCCGTAGTTCGGTCCCATTATCTGCTTACTCCTGCTCCTAGTTGGTTAGTTTGTTCTGGAGGATTCTTAGCGCCGTTACGCGACAAGGATTGAATAACTCCATTGAACGTATCCAGCAACTTCATCTTAGTAGCGTGCAAGCTTTCCAACCGCTTGATTTTATCACCTTCAGGGATGTTGTTAGAGTCCTGAGTCATAGCGATGATTGAGTTGAGTTCGCCAATTTCCTTCTTCATCTCAGAGCCCACAACTGCCGCGCGATAAGCTGCGATGTTCTTCTTGAGATACTCGCCCGCCTGCTGCGGTTGAGTATTGGCCATGGACTGATATGTGCGCTGGACCTGAGACACTTGGTCAAGCTGGCTATAGAACTTAGTCTCCACATCTTTGTCACGCTGGTTGATAGGCGTCCCAATAAACCGAGACGCGAGAGTACCTACGCCGGGGATTTGCCGGGTAGCTTGCTGACCTTGGAATGGGAAGTTACGTTCGCTAGTAAAGTCTCCGATACCTGCTACAGCTTGGCCGATACCACCTGTAGTGCCATTGACCGCTTGCTGTAACCGGAGTGGGGACATACCGAGCGAACCTGCGATAGCTCCGACGCCTGCACCAACAAGTGCCCCAGCACCGCCGCCAATCACACCACCTAATGTACCGCCTAATGTTCCACCTGCGACTGCGCCCGTGGTTCCACCTTGGCCCATTTCCTTATAGACTTCAGGAGTGGTCGGGGTAGACTGCTTACCCGGCTCTACACCTTGCAGTCTTTGAGGCACGATAGGCCGTTCACCGAAGGCTTGGTAGTTCATAGCCTGCTCGCCCGGAACGCTGAGGAGCGGGTTTAAGTTAGCGAGTGCAGAAGACCCGAGGCTCTTGGCAACTTCCTGATTGTCTACGTCCGCGTGAAGTTGTCCCGGCACATACGCCGAGAGAGTGTCTAGGGTTTGCTGAGTGCCCGAACGAGTCTCGCGTCCAGCAACGCCATTGACAACTTGCTCAATAGGATTGTACAGGAACTTGAGAACCGAAGGCTTAGGCACCTTATAGTATTGAGGCACACGGCTACCATTCTCAGTAATGTAGCTGTCACCTGTCATGATAACAAAGTTGTTCTCCCGGTCTGATACTGGAACAGCCTGCATACTTGGCTGACCGTTGGGGAGTTTGTACTGCCAATTGTGTTGGTTCAAAGAGAGCGCAATGGTGCTCAAAGCGCCCATGAACATAGCCATGCGAACGGGGTCTTCCCCTACACGCTGGAAGGTACGCGCCACATATTGTAAGTGGGCGTTGAAGAACATAGCAATCTGGTTGATGTTAGACACACCCGCGCCCATACGAGCGAAGTCAGGCCCACCGCCATAACGCCGAGTTTCGAACGCGGCTGCGGTATCACTATAACCCATCTGCTTCAAACGCTTGAAGGTAGTCAGCTTAGTGGTATCCTCAATCGCTTGGTTAAAGCGACGGATAGCATCCAGCGGACGAGTGCGCCAGTTAGGAGCCTTGCCGATTTGATTCGGGTCCAGTTCCGCTTCAGGTGTGATTTGACGTTGCAAAGTAGAGTAAGCTGCACCCGACTTCACATACTCTTGGTACGACTGGTCTTTAGCCAGCGTAGACTTCAGAGCTTCACCCCAAGTCTTGACGAGCATAGCTGCGTCCTTGGGCAAAGTTCTATCGAGTTTCAAACCAGCTTTGGACATGATAGCCATGTCACCGAAGTGGCGAATGGCGTTCGGCAGGGACCACGCAAGGTTACCGCTAGTGGCACCAGCCTGCAAAACGTTCTTGGTGAAACGGAGCATCGCGCCCATACCCGTGTCAACGGATATAGGGGAGGCGTGCTGCAACGTGGCACCTAGGTAATCGGGAACCGCGTAGGTGCGCTGCTTACCATTGTCATACCAACCGACAGTGCTCTCACCCGCTTTAGGCTTGTAGCCCGGTGCGACCTCAGTGAATAACTGTCCCACCCCCTTCGGGTCCTTGTTCGCAAGCTGAACGAAGTTATGGATAACTCCATTGCGCGCTACTTCTTTCAAGGCCTGAAGGTTGGCATCGGCTGATGCCACGATAGGATTGACGTTTACTTTACCGCTTCCACGCAGCGCATTGATAACATTCTGCTGCTTCAAGTAGAGTGGGCTAGAGCCGTGAGTCTGGAACTCATTGTCAGACACTTGCTCAAGGATGCGGTGCATAGGGATATATTCATCCCCACGAGCCGTATACTTCTGGTAGTCCTCATGCGAGATGATACCCGCGTTGTGAACTTGGTCTAGGACTTGGCGGTTCAAAGCGAACACGCGCTTGCCCATGGCTTCAACCTTGCTAAACTGAGCAGGGCCAAGCTGTTGCTGTAAGTCAATTAGAGAGTTATTAATCTTGGCGGGGTCATAGTTGTCAGGAGTAACTTTGCCCTTGGCCATCTGGTCTTGGAGCGCAGCCTTCTGTTTATTGACATCCGCAAGTTGGTCTTCAGCAGCTATACGTTCACGGGGCGTGCCGAATTGACCTGCAAAGAGTTGCTGTTGCAGGTTATTGATTTGAGAATCCATCGTCCACATGCGGTCTTGGAGAACATCCCATACACGCTTGTAGCCTTTAAGATTCAAGTATTTATAGACTTCGTTTAAGGAGCCGCTTTCATGAGCGTCTTGGAAAATTCCCTTGTAAGCGAGCAGGTGGACTTCACCAGCCCCGCTACCACCACCGATAGCATTAGTAGCAATGACATACGGGCTATCATCAATGCTCAGTCGGCCATTCAAATCACGGAACTGCTTACCCCGAGTATCGAGATTCATGATGCGGGACATTACTGGCCCGAGCCTATCGTTAACGAAAATCAACGGGTCAAATTGTTTCAGTACGTCACCGGGAATCTGGCCCATGCGTTGGAGCAAATTCGTAGGCGCACCACCGCTTCTGAGGCTAGTGTTCTGCTTGTCAATGATACTCTGCATGTCAGTATCAACTGGACGCTGAGTCTTCCCAATGTACCAATCCTTGATACTGATGTTAGTATTGGAAAGCATATTCTGTATACGGGTGAGCGACTGCCTGAACAAAGCAGGAACGCGCACCGCTACGCTTGGAGTGCCAAGAGCGGCGGCGAGACCTACACCCGCGCCAATGATGGCACCCTGTTCTCCACCTACGCTGTATCCAATAGCCGCGCCCGCAACAGCGGACCCAGTGGTAGCCATCTGGCGCAAGGAAGCAAACCCAGCTTCATCGCCAATCTCATAACGGTTCTTAGAACGAAGCTCTTTGGCAAAGGCTGATTTCAGGTCGTCCCAGCCGGGGTCAATATCAAACGACTGTAGTTTCCCATAGGAATCTACTTGGTCGAGAACCGCACCCTTGGAGAAGCGACCATTGGTAATAATATCTTTCTCAATAGCATCAACACCAGAAGGCGTCAAGCGCTGCATCTGGTAGCTATTATAATTGGCCTTGCGAATCCAACCTGCCTTTAGCATGGCCTCCGTAGAGTCACCCGGTTCAGACTTCTTAGAACCAAGCCAATCAGCCGCAGCGCTATCATGCTCTACGTCGAGAGGTACTCTTACGCTATATTTGCCGTCAGGGGAAATCCACGAGCGGTCAAAGCCCGGTGTGTCGGCACTGGTCTCACGGACTTCATAGCCCGCGCCCTTCATCTTCTTGACTAACTTTTCGGTTGTAGGCACGGCAACAGACCGCTCAGTCAAGGCAGGTCCACTAATGGCCGCGAAACCTTCTTGGCCCTTGAACCCGGCATTGATGTCGGTGATGCGCTTACCTGCTCTATCGGCAATCCAATTGTGCGTCTCAGCAAACGAGCGGAGTTCATTAACTTTAGAATCCCACTGTGCGCTAGACGGAATCTTATTTAACTTGCGGCCCCAAATCTTCTGAGCCAAGTCAAGAGTCTTCTCGGCAATCTCGCCCGGATGCTTCACAACTCCATCTTCAACAACGGCTTTACCCTTGTTGGTATAGACATCGCGTTGTGCATCCCGACCGATAATGTCCCGCAGTTCAGCAACACGCTCGCGCATGGTCTGGCCATTGGGCAACTTCTCAGTCATAATCTGAGCAGCAGCAACCTTCTTAGCTTCAGCTAGAGCTTCGTCTTGGCCGATGTCATGGACACGGCTAGCATTCTTCTCTAGGTGACTTTGAGTTAGGTCAATAAGCTTCTTCTTGCCCTGAACTTGGAGTTGGGCTAGTTCCTTCTTAGCATTCTCAACCAAAGCCTTACGGTCGGCTTCGACACCCGCATCGGGGTCAACGCCCTTCTCACGCAGCTTCGCGCGTTGGTTGATAGCAATTTCGTCAAACTTTTTAGAGGTCTCGTCACCCATCGCTTCATGCAACATAGTACGCATGTCAGCGTGAGTCGAACCAATAATAGTAATCCCACCAGCAGGAGACTTAGTAGGACGACCAGCGGCCATCTCTTCACGGATAGCTTCCGCGATAGGATGGTTGTCAATAATGCGTTGGACTTCATCAGCTTGCGCGTTGTAGCGGTCAGCCTTTCCAATCATATCCTTACGCAGCAAGTCTGCGTCAGTCTTACCCAATTTACCGATAAAGTTTAATACGCCGTCGCGCACTCCATTTTTCAGTTTGAGGAGGTTGCCGACGGCAGTTTTGCGTTCAGGGCTCAATTCGTCTGTGGCCGCAGCTAGGCGCTGGGCTTCAGGGAGCCGTTCAATATTGTTCTTTATCCAACCGGGAAGTTCCGGGCTGACGGGGGTGACTGAAGCAGGACCCGATTGGGTGGATTCAGTCGCAGGGGTCTTAGCTTCCGCAGCAGGTTCCGGGAGTGGAACTGCATTTGCAGAAGGCGGGGGAGCTTCCGTAGTCGGCTCAACTTGAGGCAACACGGGAGGTGGCGCTTCTTCTTGCACGCGCTTCATCATGGCCGAGTGGAGCTGGGCCTGCTCAGCAAGTTTCGGACGCGCGTATTCCGCGATATCGCCATCAGCGATACGCTTAGGTACGGCTACTCTATAATCTGTTTTGGGGTCAACGGCCCAACGAGTCCCATTGCCATCAGTCTCGACCTTTACATCGGTCGGCTGGTTCTCAGGGAGTGCAGCCTTGGCCTTAACATCAACCTTCTGGACGGCATCATTGACCGTCTGGTTCTGCTCAGGGCTCAGCTTGGGAATATCAACTTGGGGTTGGACAATTGTGGTCGTGGCTTCAGACTGAACCACCGGAACGTTCTTGAGCTTACCGGGAACGCTCTCGCTCGGACGGGCGCTAAAGTCCATCGTGAGCTGGCCTGAAGTTGGGGCAGGGGCGTTAGTGTGCGGACGGTCTGGGGGAGTAAGTGCAGTCGGGAACTCAAGAGCACGCTGCTGCGCGACTTGATTCGACCCATCAATCTGGGCATCGTTAGTACGAGCAGGCGTGCGGCCATCGCTAGTCAAGAAGTGACTCGCGCTCAAAGCTGCAAACGCACTCGTTACCGCAACTCCACCAAGGATTTCATGAGCACCTTGAACGTCACCAATTGCGTAACGCTTGCGTGCTTCAGTGATGCCTTGATAGGCTTCGCTCGACATTGTTCCGGCATAGTATGCAGAAACAAGCTTGCTCTCAGGCATAGTCAAGAGCATACCAATACCGCCCGGAGACAGCATACCCGCAGCGGCGTTAGCTACTCCACGCTTGAAGCCGGGTTGCATCCCGAAGGCTGTACCGGGGTCAATAGGCGGTGCACCACTCAAGGTGCCTGCACTAGAAACGGCAGTAGGGGCCTGTGCACCGAGCGCCGAAAGTATCGGGTGCTCTTTAGCATAGGCCGTCTGGATGTTTAGTTCGCGGTCTTTAGCCGCTTGAGGATTCTGTTGCCACTGTCTAGTCTCCTCAAACTCAGATTGAGTCGGAGGGCCAGCTAGTGTGCCGGGAGCTGTGAGTCCCTTGGCAATATTACCGAGAGCCGAAGGCGGCAAGTCCTGCATACGCTGTGCAGCCGGAAAGTTCTGGCGCACATAGTTGTCATAGTCTTGCTTGGCCCGAGCTTGGTCAACCTTGCTCTTTGCGATTTCCTGTTCAGCAGGAACGCTCCAAACAGGCTGGCCAAACGCACCACGCACGGCTTGATAAGGAGACTTCCCCTCACCAAGCGTGTCAATGCTCGGAGTCGTCTGCGAACGAGACGGACTCGAAGCTGTTGACATTGGGCTAGTTCCTTTAGGGAACTGCTGGTCAATCGCAGAGGCAATATCGTCATCCGACATAGTGGATGAAAACTTACCATAGCTACCATCAGGCAACTTAATATACTGCGAATTATCGTTGGGCATTAGTTACTCGGAGAAGGCTGGTTTTCAAATGACCTTGTTGCTTGGTTATATACTCTAACGGTTGCGCCAGCGGGAGGCATGTTGGATTGAGCATCAGATGAGGCCGCAGCGCCAGTGTTGACGCCCTTACCTTGCTGTTTGCTGACCCAATCTGAATAAGAAACGCCCTTCTTACTTGCGCCGGAGCTGACATAGGAGTCAACCCACTGTTGCTGACTCTGAAGTTTTGTATCGTACTCTTGACGCTTTTGCTTGTAGTCCGCAACGGCATCTGGGATTTGAGAGTGCATCCAGTCGAGTTCCTTGGGAGGGGTCAAGCCCTTTCCAATCGTGGCGCGTGCGCCTTGAACCAACTGGTCTGAAAGTACTTGAGGATGAGGAGCGTTCTGCTCAGCAGCGGTCTTGCCGCCAGCGGTTGTGGTCTGCATTCCAGCTAGAATACCCGCAGCCCTTATACCACGAGCCTGAACATCTGGGTCGGGGTCAAGCTGCTCTGCAATGATTCTGCCGGGAGCTCCACCACCATACTCACCTGCTACCCGGTCAGCTTTGGACTGAAACACCGGAGGGTCATTCGGGTCGGCAGGCTTGTTAGTTAAAGCGTTATAGAGTTGGACGCCGCTAGAAGTCGTACGCGGAACCCACATCTGGCCTTTCTTATCAATCTGAGGCGTGCCCACTTTGCCTTGGTCAATCATATCATCATAGTGATTGGCCCTAGAGTAAGCTAGAGTTTCCATCGCTTGGCGATAAGGGATTTCGGCATTGCGCGCGCCAATCTCGGACTGCAAGTTAGCCGCTTGAAGCTGAGGCATCATCAACTGATAGGGCAACATAGCTTGCTGCACCTGACGTTGACGAGTCAAGTTTTGGGCACCAACGAGGCCTTCAAAGGTGCGGGAGATACCACCTCCCACCCCCTCGGGTCCACGCGGGCCGGGAGTCATAGCTTCAATCGTTGCGAGATGGTCGAAGATACCTGCCGCAACAGGATGGTTCTGAGCCAGCCAACTATTCGGCTGCATCGTATTATAAGGTGAGGATAGCTTGGCAGCTAGCGCCTGATACTGCGATACATCCGGGATACCGGTAGGCATACCCAATGTACGGACTACAGAGGACCCGCCTTGGGTGGGTTGTCCGTTCGACATTACGTTGAACTGGTCCACCCCGCGATTGACCATTGTGTTGTCATCGGGAGACATCATTGTTTCGGGCGGAGGAAACGGCCCTTGATTTTGGAATGCCATTAGAGTCCCTTAGAAGTTTCCGGTCATACTCTGGCCGGGGCTATAGTTAAGCCACGGACTGTTGCCCCCACCGATATCGGGAGCTTGGGAAGTGTCAAACATCTGAGCTGTCGGGGCATTAGGAGCGCCATTCGCGCCCTTGAACATACTACCCGCACCACTTGCGCCACCAGTTGCGAACATTCCTGCCGCACCGATAGCCGCACCTGCGAGCTGAGGCAACCAAGTTCCCAGACCACTTTGAGTCTGAGTGTTGGTCGAACCAGTCTGCAAAGGCCGATACGAACCTGCCATACCGAGAGCCTGTTGGCGGAACTGTCCCGCTTGCAAGAGCAGGTTATTGTAGCCCTGAGCATTGGACGCCATACCTTGACGCTGTTGCTGCATGAGCTGCTGCTGGAACAAAGGCGAGTTAACGTTCCCACCGAGCGACTGCGTGCGCTGAATCAACGCGCGATTCGCGGACGACTGGGACTGTGCGACGTTCTGGCGTTGCATAGCAAGCTGCGTATTGAAGAACGAGTTGCTGTACGGGTCGCTAATCTCAGACTGAACCTGATTGCCAAAGATAGGCTGCAATTGGTTGTATTGAGACATAGCGGACGAGTTGAACTGTCCAGTCTGCGTAGTTGTATTCTTTGTAGACATTAGAGAACTTTCTTGTACCTAAATTCAGGAGCCGTGCTCGTTCGGGTAGCACCCCAAGTCTCCACTACTTTGTTCCATTCTTCTTCTTCTGTATGAACATTAAAGTAGTAAGCTGGGACGCTCTGTCCCCACAAAATATTCTCAAGGTCTCGATAGAACAAGGACTTCAACTTGATGTCCCAGTCCGGCCCCGGAATAAGCGGGTCAATCTCTACCGCGATTCGCCTTACAGCAAACCCGGTCCCCTTCCGCGTGTCCATCGCGTATACCACACAAGTTGCATCTAGGTCAGCGACATGGCTGAACGCTTCGATTTCCTCTTGAGTTGCAAGTCTTGGACGATTCATAATCCCTCCGTTACTTATGTCTGAAAAGTGTTACTAGTGATGGGAACTGGCTAAACGCGAATCCCCCTATTGCGCCTAGAACCCCTGATGCACCTGTGTACAACCAACTCTTCTTTTCCAGTTCTGTAATTCGAGTATCTAACTTCTCGTGTTGTGTATTCAAAAAGGGAAAAGCTGCATCGAGTCTTTTAATTACATCATCTACTTTCTGTTGTGTGAGGGCTTGGCCTTGTACCAAGCCAATCACTGTTGCTTCACTGATTTCCATTAGAAGAACCTAGAGTTGGTAGCGGTCACGGTTGCTGCTGTCTTTGAGCCGAGACTCGGGTTATACACGAAAGAGAAGAAGTCCACATATAACCGCAAACCGTCGGCTACTGGGGATGCCTCATCGTCGTTTCCAAACGAAACAAACGGAGTGAGAGCGGGCCAACCAGTTGTAGTAAAGCCGACACTGTTGTTACCAATCGTGCCTGCTGTGGTTGGAAAAAGGTAAGATGCTACGTTGAAAGAGAAGTTGTCGAGAATCCAAGTGCCGTTCAAAGCTGCGTTGCCGCCGCTCAAACCGCTAACCGTCATCGCGCTGCCTTCTCCGAACTCAGGTTGAGGACTCGCACCTACCGCTCCGAAGTTACCGAAGCTAGGCGATACGCGACCAAAACCTGTTGTGCTAGAGACTTGGCTGGTTCCACTGGCTACATAACTGTTCTTGGGAATAGTCAGCGTAACTGTATCAGTCGTGCTGCCATCCAGAGTCATAGTTACTACACCAGCTTGCAGACAAGTAATATCTAGCCTGTGCCATTTGCTCTGAGTGGGAGCTTGGCTGGTAGCTTGAACCGTGCCCTGCTTGTTGTTACGGTTGACGCTATTGGTAAAAATGGGATTGGATACATACTCAAAGTTGAATACGGTATCCGTTGGTCCGGCTGGACCCGCTGCCGTTGCTGCGTGAGTCTCGGCTGCGCCACTCGCATTGTTGAGAGTGATAGTCGAACTAGTGTTAGCGATGCAAGTAAAAGTGCCATTGTTGGCACCCGTTACGAAACCAGCTACCGTGAAAGACATACCGATATAGCTGTTTACTTGGCTTGAGGGGATGGAAGCTGTCAAGGTATAGACTGAGTTTCCACCGCTCGCGTTCGCTACTGAGGCTAGAGCTAATGTGCCGGGAGTGATGCTCTTATCAAAACGCAACCCGAGAAACGTGTTGGGCCTTGGAGCATTAGGGGTCTGGAAAGCTGCTGCTGCTGCACCGCAACCCGCTAACCCGATATAGAAAGACTTCTTTGCTAGGTCAAAGTTGGGAGTAGCAACTCGATACGGGCAGCCAAACTTAAACACCCAAGTTAGTTTCCAGCCCGGATTCTCAAGTAAGGCCATGCTAAACGGCCACTGACCCGGAGAAGAAACATAGGTATTGATAGGGCTAATAAGCAATGCGCCGAAGTTATTCGCTGTACCATTGTTCTGCCAACCAATTTGACCGGGGTGATTAGCAGCACCGCCGTGAATGTTAGGCTGGTTTGTGCTACCGATGAGCTGCCAACCTAGGTCACCCCAAGTTAGTGTACTCGCACCGCCAGTGCTAAGGTCAGGCGACCAAGTAGTGAAGTCGTCCCGCATCAGCGCGAAGCCCGCATCACCGGGCCAATCAATATCACCGTGAGTGATACCATCGCCTTGAATCTCGACTGTACCGTTACCGTCATCTTTGGTGATGATACCCGGAGTACCGACAAGGTTCAGAATAGACTGTAGCCCGTTCTGAACCCCATTGGTTTGAAGTAATACGCTCGCTCGATTCGATGCATTAACCGCAGTTCTATTCGTCGCGCCCACATGGGTATTGACTTTGCGAAGCTGAGCTTCGATTCCGTCAGCCCACTTGTTGAGCACGGCAACTTGTTCTGTTGGGTTAGAGATTTTGAGAGGCATTAGATTCGATTGAGCGGTACGAAGCTGGCACTAAAGAGTTCCAGCAGGTTGTCATTAACTGTAGAAGTGATTGCGTTGCTTGACGTGTTGAACGTTACTCGGAAGAAACGACTCAACGTATCTTGGGTAGTCAGCATAACCTTGAACTGTCCGAAGATATCTTGGGTCAAGGGACTGTTGCTAACTAGCACCTTCGGAGAGTTGAAGTCACTCGTTGTCTGAGCGGCCTCCACGGTTATCGTCATGTTGGGGTCAACTGTCAGTACTTCAAGAGAGTTAACCAACTTGCGTAACGCGGGGTCTCCAAACGAAAGCCACGAAGTCTGAATCTGTGTAACGATAGAGGCTTGGTCGCCTTCACCTTGCTTGTCCATAACAAGCGTCGGGTCAAAGTAACGGCAAGTTCCATCGGCACTAAAGGTCAGCCAGCGCGGAGTACCCTTCAAACTAAAGTAGAAGATACTCGTCAACATCTGGTCCGCGAACTTCCACACGTACCATTGGCGAGTGTGCAAGTCTAGGATGAACGCCGTATCGCAGTAAGTATTAGAACCTGTTGGCGCGAACAGGGCGTAGAAGTTATAGGGGCCGTATCCCACGAAGTTTGCGAAGACGTTCTGGGCGGCATTAGGGTTGATGGTGCTGAGAAGTGACTGAATAGGAGTTCCGTAATCCAAGTAAGTGTTGAAGTCACTATAGATAACGCGGAAGTCCGGGGTCAGCCACGCACACCCGATTGGTGTTCCCTCTCGGAAGATGATGTTCCAAGATGACTGGTTATTAAGGCCCGTCTCCGAAAAGATAACGCTAGGGGCGCTGAAAGAAGAAGGGTCGTCACCAGTAACACGCCGTATATGGCGTTCGGTTCCGATATAGAGGTTATCACCGTCGCTAAGCATTCCATGGATAATCTCCGAACCGGGGGCGATGTCAAGTGCGTTACCAGCAGGCCAAGCTTCTTCATAGCGGTCAGCTACGATGCCTGAGCTAGTGAACACATCCGCAAGGCCCTTTGAGAAGTACACGAACTGGTTGAGGGCTAGCCACAACCTACCTTTGTGCAAGGTGGGATAGAACCCGTTCGGGGGTGGAGTGTTGTTATACACCCCAATCTCGTTACCGAAGTTATCCGTTTGCTGCCAGATATTCTGGTTGAGCAAAGCAGACTCGGTTAAGGTATCTTGGTAAGTCGTCGCCGTAGAAGGCAGAGTTGCAACCTCATACAGAGTAGTAGGGTCGCCGCCATCTGCGGTTCCTAGAATGACGATGGTGTCAATCTGGCCATCAGGTGAAGGCTGCAAGTTGCTCAAGGCAATTTGTCCACCCGACAAGGGTCCACTACTGAGACTAACCGGACTTACATCGCTATAGGTTTGAGTAACAGAGTTCCCATAGATATAATAGTATTCGCGGCCTTGAAGAAGAGTAATAGGTCCAGAGCCCGGAATAGAAGCCTGAATATTAATCTCGTAAACCTTGTGGTACATATCATCGTGGCTATCAAGAAATGCCATGACATATATGTTCCCGAAGACTTGGCCAGCAGGCAGGGGAATAGTATCCCACTGCTTGGGACGGTTCGGCAAATCGTAAAGCTGGTTCCAACTGGTCCCGCTATTAAGCGAGTACCACATACCAGCGCTACGTTGAGTAACCGATTGTCCGTCTGTACCGTTGACCGGGACTTCACTTAAGATGTTTAACGTGGCATTGACAGGTGGGGAGCCGGGAGTTGCAAACTTCCACACACAACCATAATACGCGTGGGTGTGTTGACCGCTCGCACTTGCATAGGTGTTATTGTTGCCATCGAAAACATTGCCGGGGTTGGTATAAGCATTCGTAGGACCGACCGCGAGACCAAAGCTGTAGCCTTGGCTAACGCCGCCTTCATACGAACCTACGTGCGCGTTCGCACCCCAGCCGTTGAGGTTAGTTGCAGGGTAATAAGAGTTGAGAGTAGTGACCGTACCGTTTTCAGTTACAGCAGTGCCACTAGGGTTGTTGACGGTCAGTGTGCTGGAAGTAGAACCAATCACAATGAAGACGCCGTTGTTCACGCTACTCGTGAAGTCAAAGATAGTTACAGTCGTTCCGGCTAGAATCGCGTCAAGCCCGGAAGCCGCGTGGTAAACTGTGTTACCACCGCTTGCGTTGCTAACTGAAGTCAAAGCAACTGAGAACGAGCCGCCAGCCGTATCGGGCTGCACGACAATCGGCGCTATAGGAGCTGGGGTTCCCCAGTTGTAGACCGCGTTAGAGATGTTCCACTTCTTCAGGTCAGCTTGCACGCCATCTTGGAAGAAAGCGTAGTCACGGCTATACGCCATACGGGGCGAGAACGCACCCGCTGCTGGTGTGAAGATGCTCGTCAGGTTACCACCCGCATTCCAATACGCGATGTTATTGGATAGGGTCAACGCACCTCCGCCATCGGCTGCGAGCGCAATTAACGCGCGTTCATCGAGAGCAAGGTTCTGGTAAAGATAAGCGTTAGTAGCTTTGATTGTCGGGTTAGACATTACAAGCTGTCTCCGCTGCCTGTGTCGAGCTTAGGGAAAAAGGTTCTGTACGCCCACCGACGTTGAAACACACCCGTTAGTGGGGACAAAGTATTCTGACAGTACATCAACATATCTTCGTTCTGAGCAGGCGGCTGTGTGAAAGTATCAGTGCCAGCCGAACGCCACGAAGCCCGAGTATACTTCATCAGGCCGTGGTTTGCGATATTGAATTGAGTAACAGTAGCTTCCATGGTTTAAAAGAACGGCGGTAGATATCCTAGAATTTGCTGGTTGACATAGGACCCAGCATCGGGCCGGATAAACTTCACGCCCTCCGGGAAAGCGTTCTTGTCAACGACCATCTGTCTGTAGCCGTCACTAAACTTCTGAGCGAACATGCTTGCCTTCTGGTCATCACCAATCAAGGCCCATGCTCTTGCACTCACACCATCTATTAGAATGTCCCGGTACTTCTCGGGGACCTGAGGAACATCACTGACAGTGATTAGATTCTTACGCGCTCTAAAATACTTGAAACCGATTACATACCCGCCAATAGGTTCGATGGTCGAGTTCTGCGGCCACATAACCCCAGTGGTAGTCAACCCAGTGTTGGGTTCCTGCCAATCAGTCCCTAGAGGAATCGGAGTTAGATTTTGCAACGTCTCGCTTTGGGGGTCTTGACTATTGCTAGTAAAGTTGGGGCTCACAACCGCATACACATTGTAGCCATTGTACTTGATACCATTGCTGGCCGCTGGGAAATAAAGCTTGGGCGAACGAACAACCGCAACTGAGTTAGCTTGAATGTAGATGCACGCGCTAGTGTTGGTTGCCTTTGACTCGCCGCCGTTTTGGTCACACAAAGTAATCTTAACGTAATAAACCCGCGTAGACAAGGCTCCACTTACGAGCGTGTCCACCACGGGTGTGCTGGGTACGGGTTGATATGAATTCAGATTTTGGGGAGCCGGGTAAATCGAAATGATATTAGGGGTGTTGTAGTAATCCTGCACCCACGCTGCGGGTTGACCAACGCGCGACTTGCCACTCGACTGAGTAAGCACCGGGCCTAGAGGCTGGCCTTGGAACCACTTCAGTTGGCGGAAGTTGCTGTAGTCATACATGCTATCCTTGGCGATGCGGTCCATATCGTTGATACCAAGGTTAGTCTGGACAGTCCCAGAAGGACGGTCGGCAACTGGCCCAACCCAATAATCGGTCTGACCCTGAGCTGTCAGGAAATAGGCCGGGACCGTTTCCATGAAGTCCCAGCTAGACCAACGCAAAACTTCTTTGTGAATACGGTCTAGATAATCAATCAATGCGGTCTGCGGACTACCCACAACCTTGGAGGCAAGCTGGTTGCGGCAATCCTGCGACACGGCATCAATGATAGATTGAACGTTGTAAGCCATCTAATTAGCACTCTTTATCTTTGCGTCTAGAGTAATCTTCTACAGCTTCTTTGGCACTGTGTACCAAGACGTACGCTTGTAATGCGGTTACCAGATTAACATACTGGTCGGTCAGTTTGCCATGCAAGGCTAGGTAAAGTCCAGAGCCCGCAAAGAATAAAGCGAACGCTGTGTGACGCCCTTGTAATACTCCAAATGCTTTCGTGCTTAAGGAACTAATACCACCCGAGTCACGAACCCACTGACGAACCCTATCCCAAACCATTTAAGTCTACCCTTCCGAATATCTGCCTTGAGTTTTGTAATCTGCTTGCCATCCGCTGCAATCTGAGAGTTCAAGGTGTCCACATCAGACTTGTGAGATTTCTGTTCATTGCTAAGCTGAGACTGAGTATCGAGAGCGATACGCTTCTCGTCGCTAAGCTGGTTACCCAAGTCCACTTTGTCCGCTTGAACTAACGGCAAGAGTTGAACATCGGTGAGCACAGCTTGGGCCGTGGGAAGGTCGAGCAGCACAGAGGACCCGGAAGGGGTGGCATTTCCACCGACTGCCTTCACGATTCCAAGGGCCGTTTGAGTCGCATCCAAGGTCGCGTTAGTGACCGGAACCTGCTTCTCTACAACCTGACGCTGGCTTAACAGCGTTTCAATCTTCGCTTCTTGCAGGGTCAAAGCCGTCTTGTCTGCTTCGAGTTGAGCCTGTTCACTAACGATGAGAGCTTGCAAGGTCTTGTTTTGGTTCGCTTGCTGGTCCGCAATCGTTTGGTACTGAATGGCAACGCGCGCATCGTGCTTCTCAATCACCGACAGGGTTCCGAAAACCCCACCGAAAGTCAGCACTCCTACTATTGCTAGCAAGAGCAGATGCGTCTTTACCCACGTTAGGTCGTCTGTTAAACTCATGGCTTGTCCTCCACTAGCAAAGCGATGCTCTCCCCTGCTGCAACTGCCGCATCAATCTTCGCTTTCAATTCCGTGTAAGCCGCCCGACTCTGCCCGATAAAATCTTGGCTGTGAGAATGGCCGACTAAGATACAACCTTCTGTATCCTTGGCTGAGTTGCCCCAGTGGATAAGAATATACTGTCTGTTCGGGACGCCTATCAGATGGCAAATCGACTTGCCCTGCTGACGTTCCCATGGGTCACTTGAACCCTCAAATTTCGGTGATGGCGCTAGCTCAATAGCGTAGGCCCCGGCTTTAATGCAGGACCCCGGCTGACCGTCCCTAAACGGTTCTTCCAGAGTCCAACATTGAAGTTCGTTGTCTACAAATAGTTGACCGCACGTCGAGAGCGGTGTTTGTACAAGTCTTTGTAGAGCTAAGTTCATTAGATTCCCGACGTTGGATACGGGCTAGAAGCTGCCGTAGGATAGGGCTTAACAATCGGCCCGACCACCTGCATGTCACCTGCCGTAGTACCTGCGAGGGTCACGGGCTGGCCATTGCGGGCCATAACCGCGAGCATCTTTTTGTCCGGTGTCGGACGCAAGATACGCATATCGGCCTGATAGCGGTTGGCTAAAATCTCTACCAACTGATTGGCCACGTCTGGGCGAACGAAGTGTCTGCCGGGACCGTAGTTAATCAGGTTCAGGGAAATCGAACCGAACGGCTTGTCGAACAAGTCCGTCGAAGGGATTTCTACCGTCTGCCAATTAGTTTCGTCTTCGCAAAACGCGTCGTGCTCTTCCCAAATCTTCTGGTCACGTTCGGCCTTCGCCTTCTTGCCTGCCGTGATTTTCTGTGTGTAAGACTGTTTGCTGTTGTCAGCCATTTGAATACCTCTTATATCCTTGTGGGATTAAAAGAAAGAGGGGCGGGTTGTCCACCCCTCAATCAGTTCAATACTAGTTGTTGACCGAGTTCTGGCCAGCAGCCACGATGCGGTAAATCCACGACTGGTTGGTGATAATCGCCTTGAAAGCGAACTTATAACCAATCTTACGGGACTGTTGCAACGTGTCAGTCTGTCCACCGGGAGCAGCCGCATACACGCGAAGGTTCTGAAGGTCAGAAACCTGATACGCGTTGCGCGCGATACCAAAACCGTTGTAGGTCTTGTTCGCAAAGCCCGCCGAGGCAGACAGGTTGGGGGTAAAGCCCGGAGCGTTGGATTTCACAACACGCCAGCCCGCCAATTCATCCACTTCACCGCGCCAGATGCGTTCCGGCTTGCCAAACTGGTTGGAAGCCTTGAAGTCCGGGTCATTCTGCATGGTCGCGTAAGACTGAGGCGCGAGCACGAGAACATAGTCCCCGTCTTCAAACGGACGCCCGCCCGCATCCATCAAGGACGCGTGAACCGCAGTCAGGTCCGTGTAACCGAGCGTATCGGATTGCGTAAGGGTCGCAACCGTCTTCGCGTTCGGGCAATACACGTTCGAAGCCGCGTTCAGGACGTTGAAAATCAAAATATCATACGTTTCAGCCGCGTGGAGTCCGAGCACATAGAGTGCGCGCCCAACCACGTCATGCTTAGAGGTCAGCTCGGCGAGGTCAGACAGACGGAGCAACTTCCCGTACTGTTCCGCAACCGCTTGGAACTGGCTCATCAAGAGACCATCCGCATCCGGCTGTACGCCTTCAGTCAACTGCACCGGAGAAAGAGTCGTAGACAACTTCTCCATACGGTTGAACTGAATCGTCTTGCTAGAGTTAGACGGAATCGGTTCCTTATCCCCGAACTGGTCGAGAATAGTAATCAGCACAGCCACTTCAAGCAGCTTAGCGCTGAAGTAGGTCTGTTGGTCCGAGGCGAGAGAACCCGCCGGGCCGGGAGTGCCAATGGCTCCAGTAATAACCGAGATAACGTCATCACCGAGACCAAAGACAAGCCCGATAAGACCGAAAATAAGCTTGTTAAACATTCTAATGTCCTATGCCTTCTTAGAAGTCCAGAGAGGTTCCCTTAGCTTCGTGCTCCGCGATAATCGCTCGGATACCAGCCAACGTGCCGAAACTTGCTTTAGTTCCTGACACTGGGGTAATCGTGGCGGTGCGGGGAGTCTGACTAGGAGATACCGCTGGTCTTGAAGGCGGTTGATTTTGAAGTTGATTTGCAGCCGCAATAGCTTGCGGTACTTGCAATCCTTTGCCGATTAGGTAGGCTGCTTTATAGAGCCCCGGCAACTGGCCGCTGAACTGAGCATCAGATTCAGCAGTAGCGATAGCATTCTTTAACTCTGGAACGACATCGAGCGCCTTGTTGTAGCCGTCGGTTCCGATGAAGGTCCCGAAGTCTTTGATGTCTGCGTTGACGGTATTGATTGCTTTTGTGCGTGCAATATCGTTCGCAGCCTGTACAACATTTTGCCCAACAGTATCCCGGATGAACTTCTGCTGGACCTGAGCAATAGCCTTGGGGCCAAGCTCACCAGCTTTAATCAAATCGTTCATGTACTGCTCGGGATTCTCTGAGTAGTTGACCTGAACTGGAGCCACTTGCGGGGCCGAAGCCTGCATAGGCTGACCAGTAATGGGGTCAATACCCGTCGCCAAAGCGTATCGCTGGCGCAACGTATCAATCAAGGAATCCTTGTTATTAAGGCCCTCGATAGCCGCTTCCCTAGTCTTGTATACCGTCTTATCTCCCTTGATGAAAACATCTTCGGGCGTCTGCGTTTGTACGACAGGCGGGGCAACTTGAGTAGGAACAGCGGGGGTTTCCGTTTGCTGCACTTGTGGGGCAGCGGGTGCATTGCTAACTCCGTCCGCAGGAAACAGCGCGTCGAAAGCAGCATCGTCTAAGCCGCCGGGTGCATCGTTCAACTGGACGATACCGCCGGGAGCTACTTGGTCTATGGTTGACATACTTACCTCTGGGATTGTGTCCCTTGGTTTTTACTGCGGCCCTTGTGGGGCGTATTTGAAACTATTCTCCGACGGACGCATACGAAGCTTCGATTGCTTTGATAGCTTCGATGTCCTCTTCGGTGGCGTCTATGCGACGGACAGACTGGCGCGTTGTCGTGCCAGTAACCTGTGCCTGAAGCCAGTTACACCAAAAGATACCACTCTGAATAAACTCTACATCCCTGATTTCCTTGTGACGGTCGGCCACGAGCTTCGCTTTTAGTGCGGCAGCTTGCAAGCTGAGACGGTCAGTCAGGAGAACGAACCCCGGATTGTATGCGAGCGTAGAGACGGTTTCCCGTTGCTCCTTGCTCCACCCCGATTGGGTCCTCATGACCGGGATTTCGATTAGCTTGATTCGCTCAGTGGTATGCTGGACCTGAACAATCTCAGGTTCAATATCAAGCCACTTAGCAATCCTCTCTTTGAAACTCATAGCCCCTCTCCACTTATTTCTTTTTGTATTCCGTGTCATACTCCGCTTTAGTGTCCACAACTGCCTTGGGACTCTCGCGGTCTGGACGCGGGTCATAACACACACCAGCAGGCTCCATACGGTGCCCACCAGTCAAGTCGAACCCGAGAACAGAAGGAGTATTCACGACTTGGCAAGCTTCTAGAGGAGCAGCCGAGCTCTCGCTCATGCTACCATCGCGCCCACCAGTCATAAACATATTAGCTACATCTTCGCTACGCGGCATATTTATCCTTCACTGTTGCCTGAGGTTCCGAGTGCGTTGGCACCCATCGCCTGAGCAAAACTAGACATCTCTTCTCCACCAGTTGCACCGGGGATTTTACCTTCATGTTGGCTCTGTGCAGGCCTACCGACATGACGACCCGATTCGGGTGGATGAGGTGGAAATACCATATCTACTGTGTCAGCTAGATACTGTTCCACCACTTCCTGAACCTGACGTGCCTCGCCAGCAATCTTGTCACCAATGCCGGGTTTACCAGCTTGGCCGAGTGCTGCGGGAAGCGCCTTAGACTCCATCTTGAGCAACTCACGAGTGAGCTCCTCTTGATATTGCATCTGACGCGATTGCGCTGCTTCGGCTTGGACCTGTTGGTCCGGCTTAAGCAAGCGGTTGGGATTGGCAATCTCCATGCAGCGCGCAATTTCTCTCAGGAACTCGCCCTGATTGGCGTACGGAGATTGCATGGCAATGTTGTAGAACGCCATCAAGTTACGCTGCTTGACAACTTTGCCAGTGGCGTAGTTAGCGCCAACAAAATCGAAGCTGTAGCTTCCAATGATGGAAGCCAACGGAACTCTCCCGTATTTCGGGATACCGGGTGCTTGACCCGTGATGTCGAACTCCATCTCAGCCGTACCATATTGCTGAATGAGAGCCGCAACCATCTCGCACATAGGCTGCAAGATTTGAACTTCAAAGTTAGAAATGAACCGCTTGAAAACGAAACCGCTCTCGTTGATAACCTGAGAGATTCCGCTAGAAGTCGAGTTCCCGCCGGGACCACCAACGCCCTTCGCATAGAAGTCGCTGACACCGCTGGCCATTTCAATCATGGACCGATAGATGTCAAGGATTTGGTAGTCTTGGGCATTAGGTGTGAAGAACGGCAGAGCCATCAGCACATGCGATGGGTCTCCTGTCACACCGACCTGACCACCGGGGGTATTGGCTTGGTCGAGAGCTTCGTGGTCAATATCCGCTTGGGTATCGAACGCGTAGCGACGGTTGATGCCGATATTCCAGTTGTCCGTAATCATGTTCGTGAAGACGTTGATGCCTTCATTCAAATCGCTGATACGTTCAATGAGTCCGTACCCGTATGTATCTCCGGGCACCTTGGTATACGGCATGTGTAAAATTGGGCAACGCTTGTGGGCAAAGGGGTTCGGGCCGTCGTATAGAATAATGGCCGGGCCTTTGTATAGGTTGCGTTTGTAAGCTGACAAGCTAGCATTACGGTATTGATACCGACGGTCTTTCCAAGACAACGCGTCCCAATCATCGGGGCTGGTCATCAAGGTAACTGTCTGCTTTGTCGAGTCCCAGATTTCGGCTATGCGAATAAGGATTCCATCCCTATCCTCTTCCTTGTAGGAAGCGACACGGCGCATAATCTCTGCAACGGCCTCGGGCTTATACAGCTTAGGATTTGCTTCGTACTCCCGCATGAAAGCGCCGTAGGACTTCTCTAGTAAGAGAGCCACGATGTCGCCATCCGGGTCAATCATAAAATCATAGATGTCAATAGGAATCAGCTTAGGGCAGTTACGCGGAACTTGCTTTGTAACAACCTGCACGCCAATTTGAATCGGTTCGCCAGTCGGTCCCGTGAAAGGAATCTGAGCTGGTTGGCCTGTGGTCGCGTCAATAATCGGCTGGCCAGTTTGCGGGTCCGTGAGGGGAACCATCTGGTAAATAGGCTCGGGACCCATGACGGTCTCGTAATCCCAATCCCAGTCCACCTTCAAAGCCGTGTGCCCATAGATACAATCGTTGGACAGCACTTCTTCTAGGACGGTCATCCAGTTCGCGCGCTTCAAGCAGGTTAGCAAAACCTTCTGCATATTCTCAGCAGCTTGGTCTGTGCCCCCACGAGTACGAGCTTCGATAGGCGGGTCTACGCTAAAGAACGCATCCCGAGTACGCGCAACAATGGCGTCCACGTTCGACTGTGCATACGGCACAAAGGTATTCGAGCGAGGAGTCAGATTGTCCGGGTACAGTCTGCGGTCGCGTTGACCTACATACTGTCTGTAGAAATAAGAACGCCGTTGGTCGTAGGGCCGACGGAAGTTGCGTAGGCGCGAAAGAGTTGATTTCGACCATTGAAGCTTCGCATCATCACCGGGCTGCACTGCGCCAACACTTGCGGTCTGTGGAGTATTTTCCATTTTAATTCTTTTCGATAGTCACTTCGGGATGCTTCAAGAACTCTTGGTTCCTGAGCTCACCGCGCTTGTCTGATTCGACCATGTGGTGGACGCTATACTCCAACATCTCAACCACTTCGTCCCATCTGTCGCGGGGTGTGTTACACAGCAATCCCACGAACTCTACCATCCAGCAATCTTTACACTTGAAAACGGGAGCCTTGCCGTCTCGATAAGCGTGCTTGTGTTTGCCACAAGTCAACACTATTTTCTGGTCCTTATCGAGAAAAGAAGCTGCGAACTTCTCCATCTCTCCCATCCGAAAGATGTCGCTCATTGTTATCTGCCTTCCAAAGACTGCACGTAAATGTCGGCTGCCGCGCTGTTGCTCGCGTCCGCAAACACTCGGATATAAGTGTTAGCACCCATATCTAGTGTAGTTTGCTGGTTAGCCGGGATAAGATAGTTAGCCGCCGTAGGAGCCGCTACACCCGAGCCGCCGAATGCAATGTGAATCGCACCCGTGGCTACAACCGCAATGACCCTACGCGCGCCGATGAACTGGGCTGTTGATGCAGACCCAGCGGCGAGGGCGGTTACTTTGACAGTAGCGTCGCCCGAAAAAGTTAAGATTTGTGCAAACCGAGCCATTGTTTTTCCTTTACTTCTTTGGCAGAAGTTTATAATTTCTGATAGTGTTGTAGGTCTCGACACACGCAATCGGCAAACTGAAAGCTAGGCTAGCCAACGTACCGAAGTGTGCAAGCAAGGTCCCGACACTAATTACGAAAGCCGTGGTCAAGAATCCAGCAAACGGAAGTCCAAGTTTAGAAATCAGGAACCGTGCAACGGGCATTCCTTCCTTCAAACCTTCTTTGAGTCCAGTTTCGGTGTAATACAAATCCCCGAGACATGCGAACATCGAAAAGCCCACGCCCGCAAATACTGCAAATGCTTCTAATCCGGTCATTGTTACTCCTAGATATTGTTGTTAATGCCGTATAGTGGAAACAAACTTGAGTTGATTAGCTGTCCTACTTGTCCGCCACCGACTGTTGGAAAGTTCATAGAACCAGATAAGTTCCCGATAACTAAGTTGGTTGCGAGAGCATCCGTAAGAGCTACTGTGGGGAAGAGTGAGAAACCCGCTTGGCCTGTCGCAAAGCTAGAGTCGGTGCCTTTAAAATACAGGTTACCATTTCTCAGGATATAAAAGGTAGTACCCACGCATCCTACAACCCAAGTTTCGTTTGGAGGTAAAACGCCTTCTACACGGTCAAACAAGAAGCCACTTGCGTTGGTTAAGAATATTTCAGTAGTACCATCGCCGCCATCAATAATCCCGAAGTCATAGTAGTCAACTGCAAACGTCGAGTCTGACCTAATCAACAAGTCTAACTCGCCCGTGTTGGCTAATCCAACTAGATTAATAGACACATACTGGTCGTTGCCGAGAGCGGGAGTTCCGTGATAGAGCCCAACGTTATATTGATTGAGAAGTGTTGCTTGGGCGGTGCCACTTAAGATTTGCAAGTTAGCATACGACGCATTACTTAAGTTGGTTGGGTCCAGAGGATTCTGGTTCGCGCCCGTTAACGTGTTAGAGTAAATCGGCGTGAATGTGAGGGGCATTAGAGTAGATTCGTCAAGCCGTAGAGTTCGAACAAAGACGTATCTCCCGGATATGTGCTAGTACCTACAGGTGCAGGCGGTGTGAAGCCAACTGAGAATCCGCAAGAGACCATGGTGTTACCTGCCGCAGCAGTTGACCATGTTCCACCAAAACCAGTTGTGCCTTGGGTATTTGTGACGCCATACGCGCCTACGAAACCACCAGTTACTAGACTAGTTACACCGAGATTAAACGGTGCGTTTAATGTGCAGACTTCAACGAGACCGCTGTTGATGTTTGTATAAGCAATATAAGCTGTGTTAGCGAAAGAGCCAACGAAGCTTAGAGGATTAATAGTAGTCGAAACACCACTTGCCGCTGAGAGAGCTTTGTCGAGAGCGGCTGCCGCAGTGAACCCGGTGAACTCAACTATAATTAAGTTAGAGTTGCCGATGTTAAGTGCGTTGGAGTTCAGGATAGGTTGAAGCGTGCCGCCTGCTGTGACAGTTGCGAACGCTCCCATGATAAACTTGGGAACCGTTCCGCCCACTGGGGATTGAATTGCACCCCATGCTGGTGTCCATGCACTTATAGTCGCAGTCCCGGAACTGGTAAAGGACATGCTAGTACAAGTAGTACTTGCACCTTGGATTTCAGCCAAGGCTAATACAACGTTGCCTACTGATACGTTTGACGAGAATGTTGCTCCGGGGTTTGGGGAACCGGATAGTAAGATGCCGTTGTTTTGTACTGGACTAATCGTCATAATTAAAGACCTGTCGTTAGACCATATAACTCAAACAAAGATTGATTGAGACTGCCCCCTAGGGATGGTATCGTAAATCCCACGAAAGTGCCCGTGAAGTTTACGCCTGTGATATTGGCACTGATGATAGTTTGAGCAGAGTTGGCCGGAGAGAAAGAATACCCATTAAGAACCGGGGTGATGGTGTAAGGGCCTGCGTTTAGGTTAGATATAGAATAGTTTCCAGAGCCATCCGCAGTCACACTACCAGACGCGGTGCCACTATAACTAACGGTTGCACCTGCAACACCTGCGTTACCAGAGATGCTGAATGTAGGCGCGAAGCCATAGAAGGCTCCAATACCCGAAGTAAAATCCACAGAACCCGGTGCTGTAAAAGATGCAGTAGTTGAACCACCAGCAGCATTTAAGTTATCTTCAATTCCAACAAAGAATGCACTGGTAAGGTTTTGAGCAGTTTGTCGGATAGTGTAGCTACTACCTGCGTTTATCGCAGTAGAAGTATTGACAGAACAAACTCCAATCAATAGGTCTCCCGCAAGTGGGGAAGCCAAAGCCGGACTCGTTAAAGTTGTAGAAGCAGCGGAGACTCCCCGAACAAATTGGGGTCCATTCCACTCTTCAATAGCCATAACTACACCCGCTGGTGTTCCGCTAAGTGTAAGGGATACAGTTGGGGGACTAACACTTGTAACGGTGCTGAACAAATATGCCCAGCCGCCGAATACGCTGCTCGCATCCGATGTGTCATAAACAATTGTCCACGGGACACCCACCCCATTTGCACTATCTTTAACTGCTGTAACAGCACATCCAGAAGCATGTCGCCATGCGACAACTAACAAGTTTCCTGATGTGATGTTCCCTGTGAACGCAAGGGAAGTCGGTGTAGATGATGAAGCGGCGGCGTGCCACCCATTTCCTTGAATCGGAGTATTTGTTGAAGGAATAGGCATAGTAGTCTTTATAACGAGAGAGCTAGAATGGGGTTGGTAATAAGTTGGGTTGGTGAAATCACCCGCATATAGCATTCGAATCGAAATGTTATCTGTAGAACTATTCGCAATCAAATCAGCGTGCATGAACGCCGGAACAATCCAACCTTGAGGATTGTTATTTTGCGTAAAGAATTGCGTCCATGGTCCCGCTGGTGTAGGGGCTTCAGACGCATAGAAATCTGTATTACCATTGGCGGTATGTACGTTGTCTAGAAGTACATATCTATTGATAGTTGGAACAAAGAATATTCTACCGCCTTGTCGGGAAGTAGCTGTGGTATGAATATCAGTTAGAGTAGAGTTAGATAAAGACCAGTTCGAGTCGCTAACAAAATCGGCTGGGGTTGGAGAAGTTGGCCCCTTCCAATATTGAACTTTAGAATTATCTTGGGCTGCGAACGCAATACGCGGCCAGCGCATCATGTATAGGCTGGTTGTTAGTACATCGCTTCTAAGTGTTAAATAGACATACGCGTTTGCGCCGTCAATCTGATTTCCGGCAGTGTTGTAACCGAGCGTGCCGTCGTCAGCGGCATAAAGAACCGGGACGTTGAAGCCGTATGTAGAAACGGCATACTCAAAAATATCTGCGTTAGTAACTCCATCGCAGGGGCCAACACCATTTGCGTTGAAGGTTCCCGGCGCTGTAAACTTATTCCAAGTTGTGCCATGGTCGGCATTGTCCATGATGACATTGCCCCACCAATTGCCCGCAGGAGGACCGCCTTGGTTATTGCGGCTCATGAACATGAACAAATGGTTGTTTATGCCAAATACGCCATAGCACGCTGCGCGCATAGCTTGGCCACTGGGTCCATCCGTGCCACTGCGCTGGTCTAGTCCACTACCACCGGGAGTATAGCTAGTAATACGGTTGACATCTGCTCCGGCTAAAGTGGTGTTGTTAGTGAACTTGCAAAGTTGGCTATTCGCACCCGCATTAGCGGAGCCTGTTAATCCGTGACCGTCGTTTTGCGTACAATAGCAAACACCGTCACTAGAGACGAAGCTATATAGTGAATCTCCTCCACCCGTATTCGCAAAAGCTGTAGCGGGTCCATTAGATGCCGAAAGAATCGGAATCCTATTCTGGCTCGGATTTGTAGTTACGTTTTGCGGGGAACTAGAAGTTCCGCCCGAAGTAACTACGCAGGAGTAAACTGTGTTCGGTATTAGGCCTGTAACTACGCATTGATGCGATGTGCTGTTAGGGGCATATCCGTCATCAACAGCTAGCTTGGCTCCGGCTGTGAAATGCGAATCAGCCGAAGTATTGGTGTCCCATGTCGCTACTATAGTGGTATCAGTTTGTGTGTATACCAGATTCGTGATTGTCGGCATGGCCTTGGGATGTTACTTGGATGTAGAAGGTCCCGTTTGGGAGGGGTCTTCCGAAGAAGAATTGCTCTGGGAGGGCAGAGCGCGGGACCTTAAATTTATTTCCTTTTGAATCCGCTTAGCTTCTTTTTCGAACGCGCGGCTTTCAAGTTGATTAAAGAAGAACCTGAGTTTGAAACCTACCAGTATCCCTAGTCCACTATAGCTTTTCAATGAGCAGAGTAAGAGGACCCAGAATAGGGTGGGACCGAACAACATGACTAGAGTAGCTGCTTCAGCGCCCAATAACTTCGCGGCGTTTTTAATACCAGCGTTGATTTCGACTTCCAGACCGTAATCGTTGATGCGCTTGTTAGTCAACCAAGCGTCATAGACGGTCAGGGCAAAAGCAACAGCAGCTAAGATGTAGAGTTCCATAGAAAGTTTGGGGTGTTTCCGGCACACCCTCCGAAGCCGCTAATTGTTAATACCTGTTATCCGATTTGAACAATTTCAATCTGCAAGTTCCCGCCAGCCAGAGCCGTAGGAGCAGTGTTGATATTGTACGCGATTTGGTCGCCAGCCGCAAGCACGAGGCTCGCAGCAGTGGCCGTCAAACCGAGGTTAATGCGCTTGTTCGCGGCGTTGGCCGTGTCCAAGTTGTAAGTAGCCGCCAGCAAGGTCGTGCCAGAGCCGGGAGCCACAGAGTCCGCAGTGATTTTCTGAACGTCGAGAACTGCTGTCGCCGCCGAAGAAACAACCGCGCAATTGTAGCGAATACCGACCACTTGGCATTTCCAAGGGGCCACGAAAGCATATCCGGTCAAGTTCGCAGCGGTGTTACCGACTGCGGACAGAGGAACCGAGATGATTTCGCGCGTACCGGGCTTGAAGTTGGAAATCGCGCCAGCCGTCAAGCTAGTCGCAGATGCTCCCACTTCTTGAACCGTAGTTACCTTACCGAGATTGGGGCTTTCATTTCTAAAAAGCATAGTTTAGTTTTCTCCTTTGCTTTCTAGAATTAGCTCGCCAAATAGACAGTGACCAGAACGGAAGTCGTGCTGCCAGAGGTTCCAGTGCCGGAAAGCGTAATCGCAACCTTTGCGTTGTTACCAGAACCGGAGTTCACCTTGATGGTGGGGCTGCCAGTTTCCGTATCGGTGCTGGACGCGCACGGCAGAACCGTGACACCTGCAACCGCAACACCCTGAGTAAAGGTGGCCGTACCGGAGTAATTCGTTTCCGCAACCGCGCTGGAGTTCGTGACCTGAATGAAGTTCGGGCCAACCGCAGTAACCGTCTTGGTCGTGTTGTTAGCGGAGTTCGTGAACCCTGCGAACACAACCGACGTGCCCACGGGAATGCTCGAAGCCGCGCTGCCAGTGAGATACTGAGACTGGTTAGCCACGCCATTAATCGTCGCGGGAGCCGTCACAGACTGCAACTGGAATACACGAGAGACCTGAGCGAGGGTCTGGATGCCGTCAATGAAGTTCAACTGAGCGGTCGTACCAGCGCCATCTTGGAGAATAGTCGCAATACCCTGAAGGACCTTAGACTTCGGTCCCGGCGTCCCGTCAGAGATAATCTGACCAGAAGCGCTGGGGCCGTTGCCAATCCAGCTCACGGTAAAGGGACTATTAGAAATAGTAGCCATGTTTATTTTCCTTGTTGACTACGGGTTAGACAGCTCCGGTGTCGGCACTGTTTCTAAGTCCATAGTTTCTTGATTGTAAGGGAACGAATCGGGTTGAAGCCGATATATCACAGGTGGGTTTACATCCACATCCCAGTGGTCGCAAATTACGCCACCATGGGCAAAGACGTGATACCCGGCTGCTCGAACCTTCTTACAAAACTCTATATCCTCGCCGTTCCGATTGTTGATGATAGGAACGCCCTCAATCACTTCTCCCTTTGTAAATGCGAACCATGGTTGCGGGAGTTCTTTGAGAACGTCCACATTGATTAGCAAACAACACGCGCCGATTGAAGTTACTTCGAAAATGTCGCCAGCCTTCCAGTGCATGAAAGGTCCAGCCCCATCTCCCCTAAATACAGTTGGCAACGGTGGGTTCGTCTTGGTGCACGCGATACCCCCAATTGCTTTAATCTTGGGATAGTTGTCTAGTATGTATGTCAGTTTGCGGAGGGCGTCATGGGGTGGGATAGTGTCGTCGTCCACAAACCATAGGTACTTGGCCCCGATACTCAAAGCTTTCTCAGCGATGATGTTCCGAGCCACGTCTATAGGTTCGTTCTTGACGATGCCTTGTACCCGGCTGAATTGGCCCGGATATTCTTGCTCACCCATTGCGACCATCCAGTCAAAGGGAACGAGGGGCCTGTTGGTAGGCAAACCGATAAAAATCCCTACGTTCTTGACGTTATGGCCGTAGCGGTCAATAAGATTAGGCATTTCCATCGGCGACCTGCTGACGGACGTTGGTCCTATACTCTTTGACATCACTACAGTTGCTACACACACTGATAACCAATACACTGCCCGTTGACTCATCGCCAATCGGGTCTAAACTATAATACCTGTGATAGGTCGGCTCACACTTCTTTTCGGGTACGGCCAACTTCTCAGACCTAAAGAATTCAATCTTGGTCCCAGACTTCGGGTAATTATTATCCACTCCCATCGGGTCCTCCTCCCAATCTGAGTTACAGCGCTTTCTTGATAGAAGCTTCCTCTGCCAGAGCCGAAGCCTTGAGCTGAGCAAGTTCTTTCAACGCAACCGCTTGATACCGATACACCGTGAAGCCTCCTGCGAAGAGACCCGCCACGAATGCAACTACAACTTGATGAAACATCTATCCTCCTATGAGCCGTATCCAACCTTCTTGTTTTCTGGTTTGAAGACTGGTTCGGCGTATAAACCTTTTGGACCGAGTTTGACGGCGGCAATGCCACCGGGATGTACTAGAGCCGCTTCATGGTCTCCGTGAAGCATCTCGCCAACTTGGTGAATAACTGAGCTATGAGCAATAACGAGACTAGGCAAACCTGTCTCCATGCCACGCTTGATTGCAAATTTGATAACGGGACTAACGCGGCCTCGGAACTCATTGAGAGACTCGCCCTTTGGTATTCGGACATCAGGGTTCGCTTGGTAGTGGTCAATTTCCCCCGCATGTTCTTCCTTGTTCATCCCGGTTAGATAACCTACGTTCCATGCTCGAAGCTTGCTAGTGTAATGAGGTTCAAGGTTACGGCTGTTCAGAACCGTCTCAGCAGTCTGCTGGACTCTTAACTTGTCTGAACCTATAATCTCACCGAACTCAGTGTTCCCCAAAAACTCTTTAGCGTCTATAGCATCTTGAGAGCCGTGGTCATCGAGAGGTGGGTTAGACTCACCTCTGAAAGCCCCAGTATCGTTGAGGGTCGTTGAGCCGTGTCGAAGAAAGAAAGCTAGTGTTTGGTCGGCCATAGAGGACCCGTTACGGGTGGAGCTGATTTTCGCGTTCTCGAAAGAGTTCGTACAGAAGATACATGAAGCCCATCCACATGCAAGGAACCTGAGCGGCATCGCCACCCCATTCCAAGAAGTCTCCGGGACTCGCTACGCCTTGGTGCCGAATCACAATCCAATCGCCAAGGAACTTGAGCTTGCTGGTAGGCAACATGCAATTGTGAATCGCAAGGCCTTCCATCGGCTTCTCTAGTTTCCAGCGCTGGTACTCTTCTGCCTGACAACCACCGGGCCACCGAACTGGCATCTGGCCGCCATTAGCTGCTATAACAACTGCATTCATAGCGAAGCCCGTCGTAAAACTAATTGACGGTCCCGCGAACAATAGTGTAGCAAGTAACAGCTTCCTGAGCCAAGTTTTCATTTACGTGTAGCTTTGGAGCTTGGCCCGCTTTTCGCGTTCCTCAACTGAGAGTTCTTTGAAACGCTTGCTGGCCCCTTTAAATTTTTGTGAGCACGCATACTGCATCGCGTTCAACAAGTGGTCATTGCGCTTTCGCGGCTTCTCTTTCGTCTGCCCCTTCTGCTCACCTTTCTGGAATCGGTCCCATGTGTAGTGGGATATTTCAAATTCAAAGTTTGGTAATCCTTCAGTGATGTACAACTTTGGATGCCTGCTATTAGGACTCAGAGTGGCGTTGATATACTCTCTAGATGCGAGTAATGCAAAGTCGTCAGAACCAATCTCAGGCAATCGTATGTCTTTAAGTCCGGCATCAATATAAAGTTGATGTCCGGTTTTGTGGGTTTCTGCGTTTCGCTGGCGTCCCCAATAGGGGTCGAGAATCCACCAATCAATGGGCTCTCCGCCGCAACGCATGAGAATGTTTTTGACATGTTCGGAAACTATGAGGTCTTTTTCATAATACTCTTTGTAAAGGTAGTAGTCGCCAGTAGGAGAAATTGCAATCCAAAGAGCGGCGGTAACACCAGTAGCAGCAGGGTCGATAGTAACAACCTTGGGCCAGAGGGCTGGGATGATAAAGTCTCTAACAATGTATGACTCTTTCTTCCAGCTAGGATACACGAGACCGCTACGCCGAACGAATTTTCCGTACAAGCGCGCGTCTTTTTCTGGGTCTCCGTCCAGCTTCTCCAACATCAACTTCTTTTCTTTGTCGGAGATGAACGGACTGTTTAAGGTTGACAGTTGGCAGAAGTGAAGAGATTCGTCCCCAGCCATCCAATCTTCATACAAATCGAACACCCAAGGAGTACGAACACCTGAGTCCATGTCCGTAAGCGGCGTAAGAGTGAGGAGGATTTTGCCTCCGCAATCCGACGTACGCATGTAGCATTCATCATAGATATCTTTTTCGCACTCTTCGTCAATCCAAACTAGGTCAACTGAAGCGCCCTGAAACTTTTCGCGTCCGGCATCGGCTGACTTGCCCGTGATAACCGAACCATTGGCAAAGAATACTTGATACTCTTTGTCAGAGAACTTAACGACTGAGCCGTCGTCCGGGAGGAAAGGCGGATGGTTCTTGCCATGCCTAAGCTTTTCGTACCAGAGCACGTCTCGAAGAACGTTGTAGTCCAGTCCGACAATCCAGACATTTCGAGGATGGTCTTCAGGTATGGGAAGGTCTTTAATCCATTCCCAGCTAGGCTCGTCTTTGAAATAAGACTTGCCAAGCGCCCAAGCACACGCGATGAAAGCTCCAAGAATGGTCTTACCACTCCGGTTCCCACCGAGTAATCCGAATACCTTAATGTCGTCTGTAAAATATGGAAGTGCAAGTTTCTGCTCGGACCATGGCTCAAAATACTTGATGAAGGACGTTTTACGCCGCTTCTCAGCAAGCAAGTCAAGCGCAGCAAGCCTCTCTTCCATTGGTAGCCTGTTTAGTTGCTCCAATGCTGCTGCAATCTTAGAATCCATGTTATCCGCCGATGATATATTCTGCTGTCGTGTTCGAACTGGAACCAGTCAAGCTGAGAGCTGTGATACCCGCTCCAGCAGCGACCTCGCAAAGGATAATCGCCGACCCCGGTTCAAGAGTAACAACAGGGTTCGTGCTGCCACCATTAGGTGTCCATGTCACGGTTAGTGTCTGGGTGCCATGGGTGTTCTTGATGTAGACGAACTGCGCTGGTGATACTGGCAATGAAATCGAAGTGGGCGAACTCCCGAAAGTTCCCTGCTGGACCTCGCTAAAAGCGGTCAAGCCCGTATTGGACAAGCTTGAGAGAGCCTTCTGCAACGCCACGGTTCCGCTTACCGAATCCGTAGCTTGGATATAACCCGAGAGTGAAATTGAGATAGACATTAGTTGATTTCGACACCCTTTTGCTTAGCGACTGTTTCTCTAATCGCGTTTAAGTCTTTGGCCGAGAGCTCGCCGAACACCGAAACCGTCTGTTCCGGTCCAACGAAGCCCGCAATCTTGGCGGCCTTGAAAATCGCATCGGCGGCCTTGGAGTGGTCGCCTTCTAGTTCTAGCTTCTCGGCTAGGAGGAGAAGCTTACCAATAGTAGATTCTTTCTTGAAGTTGGGGTCGGTGGCTAGCTTATTGAAGTACCTGAACCGAGTTTCCCAGAGTAGCCTGTTAAAGGACTTGCGCCGGAGGATGTTCTCACACTCTTGGCTAGTAACTTCCCGGTCAAGGTCCATGGCGGCTTGCTTGAGGGAGAGGCCGTGGACAACCATGAGGTTGACCGCCTCTAAATACCAATCCTCGATAATGTCCGGTCTAGCCATTTTTTAGATACACCCTCGGCCCTTGCGAAAGCGCGGTAGCACAATGCGTACGTGCTTTCACATATTATCCGTTTCAAAATGATATTTGGGGGAAAAATAGTTGAAAATAGTTTGATGGGACCCTAGCTCTGGACTAGAGGGTTACGGTAACTTTCGCCCGGGTAAAGAGGGACCCTTCTAGAGAAAAGGGGGTATGTCTTTGATAAGGAGGGGGTTAGGGAGATTTTGAGGTTAAGTTGTTCAGTTTGAGGGACTTACCGTTGTCCGTCTCGGCTGGAACTATATAAACAACCCCTTTAGAATCAATAAGCTACTCTAGGGCCTATTTGGGACCCATCTCGCTTGTAAGTGCTTTGTTATCAATACCTTCTGAATTTCAGAATCCCCGGAGAGGTGCACCATCTATCGCGCGAAAGGAACCCCTTCCCTAAAGCTCATATTATCAACAAGTTGTAAGCACGGGTCCTCCCCGTCAACTGCTAACTAACCTACCACCATGCCAGCGAATTTCTCTGAGGGGTGCAAGCGGCAAGCATCTGGCCAGTAAGAGCAGAGCAAGGGTTAGTCGGCAGGGCAGCGACGGGGAACGATAGACAGTGGCTCCCGTCAAGCATCCACTGTAGGCAAGACGCCCTCCACCCAAGCTTAGCCGTAACTTAGGGAGTAACATGAGAGACCTGTCGAAGATGACGCAAGAGGAACTGTTGGCCTACGCCCAGTCTTTGGAGAAGAAGAACGGGGCCAAGGCAGTCAACGGCCTCTCGTTCAGGGTCGGTGCCAAGGGTGGTGTCTCGGTGTACGGTTTGGGACGCTTCCCGGTCACACTGTACCAGAGCCAGTGGGACAGCTTGTTTAACTCTGCCGAAGCGTTGAAAGCGTTCATCACCGAAAACGCCGCTTCCCTGAAGCAGAAGCCAGCCGCCGAGTAATCACCGGGGAGGCTAACCCCTCCCCCTACTTCGCTAGGCCATTCGCAAGAGTGGCCCAGCATGGTAGCCTAAGAGAACCTAGAAGCAGCGGCAGGGGGTGGGTCGCTCCCACTCAGAAACGCTGGCTAACTCTGGCGGCTACCGTGAATTTGAGGGTGATAGTTATTCCGGCTCAGGGATGCGTTGGCAAGTTAACGCTGATGCACTCCCCGCTGAAGCCTACGGTAACACACCCTCCCAAGTTTAGTCGCTAAGTGATGCGGCTAAGTAATAGGGCGCTGGAGTGTGCCCGGAAAGGTGCTTTGAGATGAGTGATGTGACTAGCGTTCGGCAAGCTAATCTACACCCTCACAGGTTGCCCACCCTAACCAAGTGGCGTGACCAGCCATCTAATCGTCATGAGAAGATGGTGAGTGTGGATTTGGACGCCGATGCGCGTAAAGCCAAGTATGCCGAACAGCGTGCTCAAGTAAGCATGGCTCACGCTCGTTGGGCAGCAGGTCGTCATGTTTCCAATGTACGGCAATACGGTGTGTTGCTAGGCGACGCCCGGTATATTGCACAGGTCATGAAGTCGTACAAAGTTGAGCCACGCTATATCGAATACGCCGTGGCCAAGACGCTTTTGGGTATCTTAGCGAAAGGAGGCGAGTAAGCCATGTTCTATTGGTCATACTTCGTCACTCGTTGGCTTGGATTGGCCAATGAGAGCTTGATTCAGTATCGGGGCTGACCCTAGCCTATCTCAAACGAGAGGGGGATTAGCTTATGAGGCGTAGCTAATACCTTACAAGAATACTATATAGGTCAAGCAGTCAAGGATAGATTAAGCAGTGAAGTCAGGGCACCTAGCTCACTGAGGGTAGTGGCCTTGACTTCAACGCTTCACCTAGAGCGTTGAACATGGAGTCAAATATGCTTGATAAGCGTTGGCTACACTGTTCGCATTGCAAGCGTGAGCGATGGTTTAGGTTTGTATTTCGCTCTCTCTATGCGTGCTACAAGTGTGACCACCACAGAAAGGCTCTCTGATGTTTGAGACAGGTTCGATTGTCAAGTGTAGTGACCGTTGGTATATCGCCGACGGCTGGGGCAATCTCCGGGTGCTCTGCTACTTGGAAAACCATTGGGCAGGAGCTAAGTATCCTGACCTCAGAAAGGAGAACAAAGCTTGAGAAAGAGAATCATCATCACGGCCAAGGACATTCGGAACGGTGTAGCCGAGTCCGAGAAGTACTGTCCAATTGCGCGCGCTGTCACTCGTCGTGGCTTTACGGATGTTCATGTGAATGTGGCCACGGTAATCGGTGAGTACAAGAGGAAACCATTCACCTTCATCTTGCCCCGTAAGGCGCAAGACTTTGTTGAGCGGTATGACTCCGAAATGTACGTCAAGCCGTTCTCGTTCGTTTTGAGCATCTAGCTTAGTCGCACACTCCCTCAAGACTCCGGTGTTTAGCACTTGGGTTTTGAGAGTGGGTGCAATAGGCTGGTTTTAGTAACCTACTTACCAGTGGCAGCGAATTTTTCTAGTTTGTGAAAGGGGCGACCGATATGCCGTATACAGTTCAGCAGCAAAAGCGCGATGTCGCCATTGTGGATGCCACTATTTCCGCTTTGGGGGCACGGTCAATTGGCGAGAAACAACAACTCTGTGAGAGCTACTTACAAGATTACATCCGTATCTCCCGGTTTTGGGCTGAGAAGCGAGCTAACAACCCCCGGAAACAGGCTGATACTCTACGTCTGTTCCTTAATATGGCTCAGGCTCCCAAGATTGACGCATTTCATCTTGGCGAATATGAGGCATTACTCAAGGAAACACGGCGTCTGATTCAGTCTAAAATCTTCCGGCGCAAGAAGAAGGCCGATACGTGTGAATCCCCTGAGTCTCACCGACAAGTTTGCTTTTGTGCGAATATGCACGCTGGTGTACTCTCATTCAAAGCGGAGAATTCCTGATGACTCCTAAGCCACTTGCGCCTAGTTCAAGCAAGAACGTGTATGCGCTCACTAGCTTTGTTGAGTATTGCAAGGCTCACCCGCAAGAACGCTTTTGGCAAGCACTTCGCAATTGGTCAGGTTATAGCTTTGTTCTTGGTGTTGAAGACTGTTCGTGGCAAGACAACGTAAGCATTGGCAAGTACGACACGTTTTACAAAGAGGGCAAGTGAAGAACTCAACCAAATTCAATCTTGGCTGTGTGGCCATTGCTGTTGGCGGCTCGATTTACTTTGCCACGCTCAAAAAGCCAGAGTACGTCCAGCATGTTAGCGTGCGTACTTCGTTTGAGGCACCTGTTCAATCCAAGACTATGCGGCGTGTGTACGGTCACTCGCTGATTCCGGGTGGAGTTGTCTCAATAGAAGATTTGAAGCGCCAAGTCCAGAACTCGAATAGGCTCACTAGCCTGTTTGCCCACTTTGACTGGTCGCGCGCTCAATACTGTGAAGTGCCCAAGGGTTTGTGGTATGTGAGTTACTGGGGTCCAAACGGTATCAAGTGGACGACTCACGCCAAGTCGTATGCGGGTTTAGCGTGCATCACAGATGGCACCATGACTGTGCTGATGCGCTGTGGCAATTTGATTAGCTGGGTGCCAGTTGAGCCTACCGAGTCTAATCCGCCTGCTGATATTGATGACCCGATATGGGTGGCACTCGCTGAGACTCCTGAATATGTGCCAGTGACGCCGGGTCAGCCAGTTGTGCCGCAATCGGGTGATACTTACGTCACCAACACTCCGGGCGGCTTTTACACGGGTATCGTGATTCCACCCAGTTCGGGTCCTATCAAAACACCCGAGCCTTCATATACTGGGCTAACTGGTTTACTCAGCGCGGCTTTCTTGTGGTATAAGCGGAGGTCACGGTGAGTAACGAGACACACAGCGAGAAGGGGTTGCGGGAACTGGTTACTGCACTGTTATCCAAAGGAAGATTCCTCCACGGCTATACCTACAAGGGTGATGATGAAGAAATGCACGATTCGCTGTTTGAAACTGACCCGGAGAAATTGGATGAAGCGGAAAAGCTCAACGAAATACTTCGCTTTGAAATCCCGCCGCTAACACGCAAGGAGCATGAAGCATTGGAGCAAGCCCTCGCCGCCACGCCAGAGATTTGTCCATGTTATGATTGTGAGTGTCTTCGTCAACATCGGGCTGCCAAAGCAAAGGAGCCAAAGTGAAGCGTTTGGACATCGCCATTTCAGCCACGGGTATAATCTGGGTGTGTGTGACTACGCTTGTTGCCACTTACCTGTTTGCACGGTTTGGAGTTGACGCCATTTTCGATAGGTGGGCACGATGACCGTTGCTGAACTCATGCAAATTCTAGACCAATTCCCAGAAAACATGGAAATTGTGTCTCATGGTAAGTATGGCCTAGAAGATTACTCAGTTGGGTCCAATATCAAGATTGAAGTGGGCAATGGTACATTGGCTATCTACCATGAGGAGCCGCAATGACTTTGTTTCTACTTGCATGTTCAATCGGGCTAGTTTGGTGGCTGATAGTCACTGAACCTGAACCGCCATCACACTACTATCACGGGATAGAGAAGGAGCATGACTAATGTGTCTTGACAGCGTATATGGCCGTGTATTGCCTGATAAAGGCTATGGCTGGAAAGTGTTTGAGCGCAAGCATAATCACAAGCTTGTCACACAAATTATGTGTTCCGAATTGCCTATTGGCAAATGGGTAAAGGACACAAACTCTTTTCCAATACGATACGGCTTCTTTAACGGGACGTATTTCCACGACACTTATCCCTGCGGCTTCCACTTTTACGCCGAGTCAGAATACTCTAGCGCCACTAAGTATCGGCGCAAAGTCAAGTATCGCAACCCGGTTGTGATGGGCAAGCAGCATGGACTGGACGTAATCGTGGCCAAGGAAATTTACATCATCCCCACTTTCAGAGAACGGATTAACAAGCTGTTATCAGGGGAATACATCTAATGGTTGAAATCCAAGGGGAGTTGTGGGACTTCTATGACAAGCCGAACACGTTTATCTGCATCACCACAAACGGCACTGTCAAAGCTGACGGCAAATGCGTGATGGGGAGGGGCTGTGCGAAAGAAGCGGCTACTAAGTTCATATATTTGCCCGCCATGCTGGGAGCATCCATCAAGAAGCACGGTAACGTCTTTGCTGCACTCACGCCGCGCGCAGACGAGACTGGTACACTTTTTGCTTTCCCTGTTAAGCACAATTGGTGGGAGCAAGCGAACCTAGATTTGATTTACGACTCGGCTGCTGCATTAGAGAAGCTAGCCAAGTCCATGCCTGAAGCGACTTTTGTTCTGCCGCGTCCCGGTTGTGGTATGGGTCATCTAGAGTGGGAAGATGTCAAGGACATTATTAGTTTCTTACCCGATAACGTAAAGGTGATATCAAAGTGACTCCAACACCTATTCAAACCAAGCAATGCCCGCGCTGCAATGAAGTGATAGCGGCCCGCTTTGACAACACGTTTGCGTTGTTGTGCAAGCTGCATGAAGATATGCACAAGCGCCAAGATATGTTCGCAATCGTCAAGCCTGTGGCCCTAAACGAGACTTTCTCGGTTGAAGACATCGCTTTCTTGAAGGAGCTAAAAATCAGCTTATGTTGACATTCACTGAACGCCAAGTCGAAACGGCCAAGCGGAGTTTGAAAGAAGTCTTGTATCAAAAGAGCGTGTACGAGAAGCAACTCTTGAAAGCCCAAAACGAAGTCAAGCTCTATACCCGCGATGTCGAAATATGGCAGCAAGAAGTAGCCGAGATTCAAGCTTTCATCAATCGCCTCACGAATGGAGAGCACAATGAACATCCACAACTTTGAAGTTTTGACCAGCCGAGATAAAGCCGTTCGAGACAAGTTGTTCGGCGAGCTTAAGTACACTGGTGATAAGCTTGAGCGCCAAGTGGTCAAGTTCAGCGGCGTGGGAGAAGAGTTGGTCGAAGTAGACGGGAAAGAACAAGTCAAGTATCATTCAACTTGGTCGGTCGCATATCCCAAGAGCTAGGAGGAACGCATGGAATACGAAGCAGCAGCAGAAGCACCTGCTCAGGGCTGGATTGATTGTCACTCGCACCAATTCCCCGCTGGCCTACAAGCCAAGGCGATTGATGTGGATGGCATCAAGTACATGCCCGGAGTGTACGAAAGCGGAGTTCCCAATGAAGATTGGGCACGCCAGTTTTACAACGAAGTCGGTGGAGAGGGTTAGTTATCAGAGGTGAGCGTGGTGGAACTGGCAGACACGCTGGACTGTGAATCCGGTACTTGTGGGTTCGACTCCCACCGTTCACCCCAAATTTTCTAGGAGAGAGCTATGAAGGTTGATGACACAGACATTTTCTTTTGTAGCGAGTGCGGCGATAAGCTTGAGGTATATGTGTGGCCGTCTGAGAATGTGCCGGGTATGTTGTTTCGCAAGAAGGAGTGCCCGAAGCATGGCCGCAAGTTCGACCGCATTTACTCCGCTGCGCCTGCTGAGTTCCAAGAAGCTGCTGCGGCTGAGTCTGGTGATTATGAAGAGTTTAAAGTAACAGAAGTAGCAAGCAATCCAAGCGGTCCAAGTATCCCGTATGTGACGTTGTGCAATTACTGCAACAAGAGAAAAGCTGGCCGAGTATATGGTAATGCAGAGTATGGCATTATCTGTGAGGACTGTCACAACTCTATGCACGAAGAGACGATGACGGACTCGGCTATTATCTCACACATGAACGATATTATGGCCGGAGGCGACTAAGATGTCACTTGAGAAAATCCCAATTACTCTGGGCACGGACCCTGAGTTCTTTGCGATGTCAAATCGGAAGGTATTACCCGCGTTTGAGTTCTTGCCTTCCAATCGGGAAGCTCAGCCTATCCCGGTTATTGACTCTTTGTACGCAAGGGCCAACTCAGTCCGGGCGTTCTGGGATGGTTTCCAAACAGAGTTCGAGCTTTTGCGTCCGTTCTCTTGCATCGTGGAGATTACTCACGCAATTCGTGGCGGCATGAAAGAGCTTCACTTGGCTGCCCGCAAACTGGACCCCAAGTCCCGGTTAGTCATCAACAATGTAATCAAGATGACGCCTGAGATGCAAAACGATACTCCAGAAGAGTTCCTTGCGTTTGGTTGCGCCCCCAGCTACAATGTGTATGGCAAAGAGGGTGAGAAAGTCCACGACCCGCGCTCACTAGTCTATCGGTTTTCGGGCGGTCACCTACACGGTGGCATCCCAGTTCGGTTTCAACGCTGGAACCTTGAGCGAACTGTCAAAATTCTGGACAGGTTCTTGGGCATCTGGTCTGTGGGAGCCGCTGCCAAGATTGACAATCCTATTCGCCGCAAGTTCTACGGCCTAGCTGGTGAACATCGCAAGCCAGCGCGCGTAGAGAGCAAATTTGAGTACAACCAATATAGCGTAGACCGTCTCGAATATCGTACTCTGAGCAACTTTTGGCTCTGCCATCCAGCTATCTTGGCTGCAACTATGGAGTTGTTCCGCCAAGGGATGCGTATGGGCATTGACGACGAGTATCTAACTATGTGGAATATTGAAGACGATGAGGTCCAAGCCATCATCAATACTTGTGATGTCGAAGCAGCTCGTAAGTTCTTGCTGGCTCACAAATCAGATTACCTTGACATCCTGAACGATGCGGGGATTGCGGGACACACCCCCGTTGTTGGCGAATACACCAAGACCAAGCAAGCCATCTGGAATATTGGTTATGCGGGTGTTCACAAGTTTATTCCGTCTTACAAGAACATCGCCAAGAATTGGAAGCTCGACGTAACCTACGAGAAGTGGAGCTTCAAAGGCGACTATCCCAAGACAGGCATCCACATGATGTCAGGAGCGTCCAGTGGGGAGTAAGGTCAAGAAAGCTATTTGCCCTCAGTGCAGAGGCAAAGTCTGGGTGGGTATTCATACCCAAAACCGGGACGTGGAGTGCTCTATGTGTAAGGGACGCGGCTATGTTTATCCAGACTTTGTTTGTATCTGTGGCCGAGCGGCTATGGTTATGATAGGCGATACGCTTGTGTGTGGACGCCAAAAGTGCGCCGACAAGTATTTGGCTATCGCCAAGATGAATGAGCGGCAACTTGACCGCCTAACCTTTGACCGTCTGCCCAATGACGGAGAGTCCGAAGAAGAGATGTATCTTCGACTCTTTGGTGGAATAACCGGGCTGACCTAACAATTTCCCGTCGTTCACAAGACGACACGCAATCGTGCTCAATCTGGTATGGCGGCCTTATAAGGGCCGGGGCGTTAAAACCCGCATACGGAAAGAGCCGTGCGATACGTGGATATGGTGGTGCTTAACGATTCTGGCCAAGTGGAGAAAGCTCCAAAGCGTAAATCCAACCTTCGGGCTGGTTGTCTAGGAGTGGACGATGAAGCTTGGTTAAGGCGGTAAGCGTAAGCTATAGAAGCGTCGAAGCACACCGATTTGGACACGTTTTTGGGAGGGGCGACGGGATACTTTTTTGGGCTGACAATAAGTTCTCTTCCCGAGAGGTTAGAGATACGGAAACGGCCCAACGCGATTGAGGAGAGTTTGTGAAGATACTTGACGCCAATATCTGGGACTTCTACGGACCTGACAATCACGTCATTGTGGTTCCAGTGATTGCCGAGATGAACAATCGAGAGCAAACGGCTCGGTGCAGGCGTGGACTTGCTGCCCAAGCCAAACACAAGTTTCCAAGGTTTCCGTACATGACCTATAGGCTGTGGCTTAACTATGGGTTTGTACCTAAACCGATTTCAAAGACGTATCCAAGAATCAAATCGGGCGCGAATCTCCATCTCATGCCCTATCCTTTCAAACCGGGGTTAAACTATGCTGGTGTGCTTGCTCGGTATTATCTGTACCTTCAACAAACCTTACTTGCTAATCCGAATACCAAATTTTACTTCCCCCGAATCGGATGCGGGAATGGTGGTTTTGATTGGGCAACCGTCAAAAACCAGCTAGTAGAAATGCTCAACAATTTCCCGAACACGATTTTGGTTCACAATTCTAAGAGAAAGGCAAAATATGAACAGCGACCAATCGCTCAACTCGTCCCCGGCGTTCCACAACAACCCGGACTTCCCCCTCAAGTCCGCCCACGCTATCAAATTGAACCCGGTTTCTAAGATTTTCGTGTATGGCATCTTGAAGTCTGGGTTCGAGCTTTCCCTCTCTCGGTATGGGGGCAGGCTTATCGGACCCGCAAGGGTGGCAGGCACTCAGCTCTATCACATCGGTGGTGGAGTTGGACTTCGCTTTGCCAAGGATGCTGATACCGCAGCTCACGGTGAGCTATGGGAAATCCCCGACAGCCTGTGGCATTGGCTGGACCAGATTGAAGCGAATGGCTTCGCGTACACCCGTGAAGAGGTGCCTGTTTCAGTTGATATTGAGGATGGTGTCAAGGTGAAAGCATGGGTCTATGTCCATACATATCCGGGCATGGCTTACGAGCGCCCGATTAAAGGAAACAAATACCGTGGATAGACAACGCCAACTTAGTCTATTGAGGGCCTTTGAACAGAACTTCCCGATAGACGCCAAATACAAGGCTGATATTGGAGAGCTTCTTGCTAAGGGCTGGGTCAAGGTAGTGTGGAGCGTACAGATTACGCCCAAAGGTTTAGAGGTTCTTGACGATGATATGAGGAGTCAAAACGATGGCTGATGAAATCAAACACGAACCCGCGCAACCAGCTCAAGAGCTGCCCAAGCGTATTGACCTGAACGTGGAAGTTCATGAGGGAGCTACCCTCCAAGATTTGCTTACCAGCGTCTTAATGGCGATGGACAAGCAAGGGTTGTATATGTGCGGTGTCATCTGCAAGAAAGAAGATTCTCGTGTGTGCGAGATTTTTGGGATGCAGATGGCTGATTACAAAGGATATTTGTCTGTGAAAATCCTCAAGCAAGCAATGAATAGGTTCGATGATGCTATTCAGTTGGGTAGCACGCGAATCAAGGCACAGACAAACTGAGTTCCCGCAAGGGAATAGCCCCAAAAGCGAAGCCTACCTTCGGGTAGCCAGTAGCAGCCAAACCTAGCGCCCGCCAACGTAGCGGGAGGCGATACAATGTTGGGTGGCGTGACCTGTAAAGGCCTGTAATTGGGAGGGTACTTGCAGTGTCGCTTTCTTGTTTCAAGGAGATGTATGGGAAAGTATCAATTCACGGTTCGCATGAAATGTTTGGACTGTATACACTTCTGGTTTAACCCCAAGTATGACATAGGGATAAACTGGTGTCCTATGTGCGGCTCATGGAAAGTGCTGAAGGTGCTCAAAAATGCCACATTCAAAGAGTCAATTGAGACGCCTAGTCGTCCAAGGAGTACCCATGAAAGCCGATGAACACTTGCTGTTTATGTTTGCCAACTCTAGCACGGGCGCGACCATCCACGATGATGTCAACATCGTCCAAGTGTACAAAGGTTTCATCACGGTAGGAGAGTTCGAGAAGGCTATGGAAAAGGAAACCCAGATGCGGTCCATGCTCGCAACCCGGAGGCTCGCAAACTTATGATGTTTAACATCAACCCTACGGTCAAGCGAGTTATCATCTCGCTCTTGCTCAAGAAGAAGATGACGGCTATTGAGATTCTTAATAAGCTTTGCCCGCCTCCTGAGATTGCTCCGGGCGATGTCCAAGACGCTTTGGCTGTAATGATTCACAATGGGACCATCAAGATGAACAAAGACCGAACTTTGGAGCTTAACCGTGGCTAATCTAATAGTTCCGAGATGGTTTATTAAGCACCAGACCATCCGCACAGGCTTGAGGATGGACAAGTTCAAGCCTCTCGTATTGCCCAAGGTTGAGAAGAAGAACTGGGGCTTCGTGACTACAGGTGCCCATAGCCATGCGGGTTCTACTCCGTTGGGAGCTTACCAGCCCTCAAGTTCCACCCTACCGGGTCCTACTCCACGGTGGGTTGACATCACCAAACCTATTATGACGGTGTGCAAAGAGATGTTCGACCCGGCTGACTTCCGGTTCTGGGGCTGCTATATCAACTCTTATGACACCATCCAGAAATGTAGCTGCCGTAACTGCGGTGGGATTGTGATGACGAATGGTCTGCGCCGCAAGCATAGCGATGTATTGCAATGCTATGACAAGCTAGTGCGTGCGTACAAGTTCTTGTTACTGGACAAGTTGTGCGTGATTTGCGATACCCGGACTTCTGCTAGTAAGTGGGGAGTGCCGCTTTGTTCGGAGAAGTGCAAGCGTACTTTTGCTTTTGATACAGTTCGGCCACAAGCTTTGTCGGATGCTTTACAGATTACGGGGCGTGCTCAATAATGTTGCTATCAGATGAACGTCGCAAAGTAATGGAGCATTTGATTCTATCCGGCCTAACTGCCGAGCAAATACCGGAGGTGTGCCGTGAACTTGGTGTGGGAGTGGATGAGGATATGATGAAGAAATGGCAGCGCACACTTGAGAAGGCTAGCTCGATTGCTAGCTTCACTCAGCAACCCAAGCTCATTAACAGGTTCTCGCTCGGAGCTGACCCGGAATTTGTTATGACGACCCAACTCAATGAGTACGTCCACGCCCAAGATTTGGCGATGGATACTTTGACCGCCTTTGGTTGTGACATGAGCGGGCGTCAAGCGGAGTTGAGGGTTCACCCGTCCAAGTTTGTGTTAGAGTGTGTGGCTTCGATTGTGGACACTCTCCGCTGGATGTATGCTTGCCATCCAAATGCCCAGCCCCTTAACTGGCTCGCAACCCCATACTTTGAATACGGCGCGCAGAAGGATGGTTGCGGGGGTCATCTTCACTTTGGGCGTAAGCGTCCCCAGCGCAAGAAAGAGATTGCGGCTTTGGATGGGGTCAATAACTTGTTGACCAATGCTAAGGTCTTTGAACCTGTGGCTACCAAACAGCGCATGTACAACACTATCTATGGGCGTGGTGGGGACTTCCGTCCTCAGGTCCATGGCTATGAGTACCGGACTATGCCGACATGGATTCCAAACCCAGAAGTGGCGTTCTTGACTATGGTTGCAGCTAAGCTGGCCATCTTGTTGCCTGAAGCTTTGAAGCCTGTTTCGAGCGTAACTCAGCTCAAGAATCTAATCTACTCGTTCAAGCATCGTGATGATGACGCGGCGATTATGTCTCGGTTCATTGCTCGGATGGGCTTGCCCAAGGGACATACCCAAGACTTTAAGAAGGCGTGGGGAGTTGGCGCAAACTATACTTGTGTATTGCGTACTCACTACATTCCTTCTACCATTCCACCGGACATGGAAACCATGAAAGAAGTGTTCGAGTGGCTAGTGAATGGTACTCCTATCCCCGTGCGCGCTCCTAACCCGACGTGGACTCCCTTCAGATTACCGGAGGGAGTTCTCAAGGTCACGTCCGAAGCTCACACCTATGGGACATCTGAAGTTGCCATGGGCTTGTTATCCAAAGGCGTTTCGGTTAAGATTAAGAGTGGACGGCTTGGCCATACTGTATTCGGTGTTGAGAGCAACATTTGGAATCTCAAAGACGAAGCAACCAAAGCTATAGCTTCTCTGGAATTGCCTTATGACTTGTATGTGGGGTATCGGCCAGATGAGGGTCGCAGATATATTACCATCTCGCTTCCCCCAGCTATGCTAGATAACCATTCGCCGCGACCCGAGAAGGTACGCGCTATCCGAGCTTTGCTGCAAAGTGGGTTGTTTCCAATCGTGAAGGCAAGTGAATACGCCGACGTGAAGTTCAAGGAAACTTACTTGCCTGCGGCGAGTGCAGCAAAACCAGTCAAGAGATTGGCTGGAAATCTGAGACTGAATGAGAGAGGAGGGCTAGTTTAATGTGTGGAATCGCAGGCATTTACCGATATGGACAGAAGCCGATTAGTGAGGAGACTATTGCTCTCCTCTTGAGCGGCAACGAACATCGGGGTAACGACGCAACGGGCATGGCGTTTCTCCAAGCTGATGGGAGTGTCCAAGTGTCCAAGCTCGATGTCCCGGCATGGAAGTTCACTTGCTCCGAGCAGTACGAAAAGTTTGTGGACACGTACCTGAAGAAAGACACGGTTGCGGTTATCCTTCACGCGCGTGGAGCTTCTCAGGGCAGTCCGCGTATCAATGGCAATAATCACCCGATGCACAAAGACAACACCGCTGTCATCCATAACGGCATGATTCACAATGACAGTGAGATGTTCAACAAGCTTAACCTAGTTCGCAACGCCGAGACTGACTCGGATATCTTGCGAGCCATCTTTGATGAGTACGGCTTTACCGATGAAGCCTTCAAGCATCTCAACAAGCTTGAGGGTTCTATTGCCGGGGCTGCCATCTCGCCCAAGTATCCGGGCAAACTGGTGCTGTTCAAGAGCGGCAGTCCCATGGCGATTGCTTCTAACAAAGACCACTTCATGTTCTCAAGTGAGCGCAAGACGATTTACCAAGCCATGCGCCCGGTCACTCAACGGTTCAAGCTGTGGTTTCAAGCTGTGGACCCGGACCTTGCCTTCAGTTTCATCAATGAACATACTTTGTGGGTTCTCGGTCCAGAGGGCCAAGAGCGTCACATCGAGTTCAAGACGTGCAAGGGTTCTTACTCAGAACCAGTGCGTATGGTATACGACCGCTATAACGAGCGTCAAGAAAAGTTCGATGCTGATGCGGCCAAGTCCCGGAGCAAGGGTTCCAATGAACCCAAGATTGTCAAGACGATGCGAACCCTCAAGAATCCCAAGAAGAATCTTGAACTCCACGCTTGCTCCAATCCCAAGTGCTCTCATCAGTGGACCATTGATGAAGGCGATGACCCTTCCAAGTTTGTCTGCAACATGGCCAAGAACGGTTGCGGCGCTCCTCTTGCTAAACAAATCCTGAAAATAGTGACGGTGAACTAATGAAAACTATCTATCTCGCTGGCGGTGGTGAGAAGAACACCGCTATCAGAGTTATCACAACTCACTTGGAGGGCCTAGGTCACCGGGTAACTCGTGACCCAAAGGACCCGAAAGGGTGGGATGTCACCGTCCGATGGGGGAAATCTTATGGCTTCGACAAGCCCGCGCTCAACGCGAATGTCAATCAGTTCGATAAGTTCAATTGCTTTAAGCCGATGGCTGAGGCAGGAGCACTCGTCCCTACCACTTTCGATGTGGACTTTATCACCCTCCAACGTCGTGGCGCTCAAGACTTGCCCGACTTCCCTTGGCTCGCCCGAAAGAAGCACCACATCAAAGGCAAAGACATCCAAGTTGTCAAGAGCTACCAAGAAGCGGAAGCGGTAAGACGCGCGCGGACCCATGACTTCTTCTCAGTCTGGATTCCGACCAAGACCGAGTATCGTGTCTGGACTTTCAAGGACCGGGTTATCGCTATCTACGAGAAGCAATTCAAAGGTGAAGGCGAGTACGAAGGCTACATGCGTAACCGCCGCTTCGGGTTTAAGTTTGTCAAGCGGGATGACCTGCTCGATAACCGTAAACTGGGTTCCAGTTGTACCAAAGCCGTGGGCGCAATCAACATGGACTTCGGGGCCGTGGACATCTTGGAGAGTAAGGACGGCCATTATTATGTCCTTGAAGTGAACTCCATGCCCCACATTGATTCAACCGAGCGGTCTAGTGGTATTCGACTCGCCAAGAACATCTCGTTGTGGGCGGAGAAACAATGAGTTCTCAAATCAAAATTATCTTGAAGGACCTCACCGCTGATTCTATGTGGACGGGTTCCCAAGCCATTGCGGTGGCATTGCAGAAGTATATCGCCCCGCAAATCCTCAAGATTGCTTTCCCGATGGACTGGGTTAAGCTAACTAAAATCCAGAAGCTCCGGTTCCTGATGACCTATGCCCCCAAGAACCTTGAACTCAAGGTTATTCAACAACGCC